ACGCTAGATGCAGAATCTTGTGCTGGAACGTAGAATTTTCGACCCTCAAGGTAGCACACGCCGCCAGCAATTGAGAGCAGTCGGCTAGTTCCTTTTTTGGATACAACTGCGCCGGATACGATGCCGTAGCTGTACAAGGTAAACTCGCCCTGCTGCTGGCTGATCTTATGCAAAGACTCAATTCCAGAATTGGCAAGCGCCGCTTGGTCTATGGCAAATTTGATTGCCGCTCCGACCATGTTTTGCATGTCAGGGTCAAGCCCGGCAACATCAGTCTGCAGCAGCAATAATTGCTCTTTCAGCCATAGCGTTCTGTTCGCCAAGTTTTTGTGTGGCGCATTATCTACACCGTTCGGCCCACCGGTAACTGGGTCTGTGGTTTCAAGCTGATAGACGCCAGCATCCCACGATGCTGATTCGGTTACATTAGCCATGCCAATCCTTTCGACTTCTTAAAGTTAATACAGCAGTTGCCACGTCCCGGCGAGATAAAGGTCTGATTCTTTCATCAGCGCTCCACCACGCACTTTTCTTGCGTGCAGCAACCCAGATGCGGTAAGCAGGCCGAATTCATAGATCGCCTTGCCATTTGCCTCGCCGGTACCAAGTGAAAAATTAAATAAAACAGATGTGGCCGATGGGTATGAGTGAGAATCGATTGCCTTAACAAATGTGCTGGTGAGCGCAGTGTTGCCAGGCGCAGCAACCGCATTGCTAGTCCCGAACCCAATTTGTGCAATCTGCAAGTTCGCACCATCCCCGCCCAGCAGGCGGGTTACATTCGTCCGGCCTTGATCGACAATCAGATTGTCATCGACAAAATGCTCGATCAGCTTTCCTTTACGGTAAATATCTAGCGTGAAGATGCCGCGATGCGCTTGAGCTAAGTCAGAGATTTGCATTGTTGTGCCTATGTGCCTGCATGATGCAAAATCATGCCGTCACGACACAACGAACTACATGGTTTCTGTTGTTTGGCCGGAGTACGGGAATCCGTTACGCAGGAACTTACCATTATGGTAAGCATGTCTGGTGAGCGATAGGTTTAGGCCATCAAGTCCGATACTTCTCGCTCCACTTCTCAAGAACGTGCCGTTTCTAGGAGCTATGCCAAGATAGTCAAATTCTACCGACCAGCTATCTGCCAAGGCCAAATTAGCATTAAGAGTGGACGGGTCAACGTCATTGCCATAGAAAGCAGTAGCGCTATTTGATATGCCATCAGGCTCATCGCGACGCACAGAGCCGTCAAAGTAAAACCCTGCTCTGTTGCGCATCCTCCGCTGGTTGACGGACAACCCACCTCGCAAAACGGTACCGTCGTGCCGGCTTCGCACCCCAAGATACTCGTCTGTCATTAACGCTTGGGTCAACTCAATAGTCGATGCATCAGAACTGGCGCGCGCAGTGTCTGAAATAGCGCCCGAGAGGGTGACTTGCCTTAGCTTTGTACCGGCATCGCGAAACTGTTCTACAGCCGCACGAATTCGCACAAGAAGTGCAGCTACACCCTCAGATGACAGCAAGTCAAATCCAGCTTCTACATCAAACTGCCCATAGAATTTAAGCGTATTAGCATTGCGATTAAATTTGCCGTCATAGCGAAATGTGCCGTGGCGATAGATATTCTGCGATACCGTTGTGCTTGCTGAATCAACGACTGTTGATCTAAATCCACCTGTGGCCGATTCGATTGCCATCTCAATGGCAATATTGTTGCCTTTAGGCCGAATGATACTTGCGATGATTCTGTTTGAATAAATTACGTCTGTCTCGCCAATCAGACGCTTGATGCCGTATTGATCGCCAAGATCATCTAGGTATTCGCCTGAACTTGTTGAAACCGACATTTGTTTGAGCATTTCAACAATGGCGGCCTTAGCCTCAGCCAACTCAATTGCAGCCGCGTCCAAGTATGCCCAGATCAGCGATGTGAAGGCATACAAGTGATCGCCATTGCTGTTGTCTTGGTTATTTACGCCATCCAGCAAAACCCTCGCGGATAATCCGGCTTGCGCCCCGCCAATGCTGAACTCAACGGTATAGCCAGCTTGTGCCGTCAAATATGACGCCAGCGAAGCTATCGTGCGCGTCGTTAAATCAACATTAAGTGCGCTGCCAGATCCGCCAGATACCGAGGTAGTCAATATCCCATCGGCAATCTTCCAAGACATCGCGCCGTCATAGCGCAAGCGGATTGCGAGGAATTGCTCAGGGTCGCTTGAAAATACCCGATGCAAATAACCAACAAGTTTTTTTGTGAGTAGCATATTAGGTTAGCGAAACGACGCCCGGCATAATCTTCTGACTGGAGAGCGCAGTCACATCGCCGGATGGAAGCGTCAATGTGATTTTGGTGACGCCAGAAACCTTCATCGCTGTTGCAATTATTTCAGATGGGCTGACAGCCACTCCTATGTCCACCCCGCGCAAATAGGCTTGGATTGCGTCCGATACGGCGGTTCGAGTTATTGCAGCATCTGAATAGCCGGACACAGTTACGACGGCAGTTACATTAACTAACAGCTCCCCGGCGGCGATCACATTTACTACGACGCCAGCGGCCTTCCACCCAGGAACCGGCGTTCCATCAACTAAGCGGTATCCATCAATAATCTTTTGCGCCTCAGCAACCAAACTCCCCGATGTACCGCCACCTCCATTATGGATATAGCAAAGCGCCAACCCAATTGGCTGCAAAACATCAGTCAGGTAGGGCTCAACAATCTTGACGAAATGCACGTCCTCAATAATCAGCCCATTCACATCTTTCAGGCTGGCTTGCTTCGCGCCATAGGCCACAGCAGATGACGTTCCACGAGGAAGCGATGCTATGTATCCTTGGAACCTGACCTTTCTCTCTAGCTCAGTTTCTGCCTCTCGCCCATTGGTAAAGGCTACCGGGTTCGCCACCGAATCAATCCCGCTGATCGGAGACACCATTTCTGTCAGCGTATTGGCGAGTGCATTGGTAATACTACCTGCAACTTCGCAATACACCATCACATCAACATGTGTCTGTCCAGACAGCAATGTCGCATCAATCAAAGTCGCGTACTTGTATGTTCCAGATGGGGCACGTATTGCTGTGCCAGCCGGAATCAACACATTCGCCGGCGCAGCCGCCAAACAGGAAAATCGTGCCGCACCACTCCCAGCCTCCGCAGGTAGAGCGCCAAATCCGAATGAGTTATAGACAGATACCGGGATTGCTTCGCGCAGCCCAATAAACATTTGCTGGTACAGTTCATCGAGTTCCACAGCAGGGGCTTCAACCAATGTGCGAGCAACACTGCCAACATTGAAGTCGGTTATTTTTTCCTGCGTTGCACGCATGTAGTTAATCATGCCAGCAGCAATTGACGCAAAATCACGGATTTGAAAAGCCACTAGAAATACCCCCCAAACTGGATACGACGCTTGTCGATTGGGACGACATCGGCATCGACATATAATTGATCGCCCGTCGTCGTTGCGACGATCTTCGTAACATCGCTCACTCGCGGGTCGCTACGCAAGGCGGCTGATACATACGATGCAGCAAGCAGGTCAGCAACAGGCCCATTTATTCCGCCTATCAGGCGTCGAACATCACACCCGTACTGAGGGTGATAAAGCAGTTCAGACTTGTCAGTCATTACGCGATGCCGCATGGCCTGCATAAGATTTTGGATACCGAAAGAAATATCGAAATCGCCGCTATTGGCCGTTAATTTTCCATCAGTCAGCATCACATCCTGCTCAAATAGCAAGTTCGCGTCCGAGCGCGCAGATACCACCGATGTCGCTGATGGAACCCATAGCACATCCCCGTACAGAGCGACCGTATCCGATGCCAGTAGATCATCACCGGTGACATACGGCGGCATCAAACCATTCAGATTCGCAATATCAACCCAGCGCGCAGCGTCGCCGAGTTCGCGGGCCGCCAAACGCTGAAGCGTATCCTCCCAAAGCAGCTCGACTTGCCGAAGCCCTGATAATGGCGTTTCAAACTGACTCATACTTGCCCGTCCACAGCAATACCATCGGCAATGGTGTTGGCAAGCGCAAGTAGAGTCGTCAAGTCCAGCGGCGCAAGAACCGGATCAGTATTGGCGAGCGTATCCAGCGCAGCCTGTGCCTCTGCACTTATGGTGATTGGATTTTCATTAGCCGTTGCCATTTATTAAAATACCAATGGAGTAGCAAGCAGGGGTTTGCGCGGTTTTGGGTATGGCTCCTGAACCTTGTGCGGCCTTGCGATTCTTGGCGGCTTCGGATATGGCAATAAAGTGAGCCCGTTCACGTTATGCAATGGCGATAGCGGGCTCCCGCCATTCGTAGAAGAGCAGTTTGCAGCGCCATTGAAGTCGTCATATTTTTCCAGCTTCCAAGCATCCTTAAATCCATTCTTGAACAAGCATTGCAGATTGCGAAACAAACCCATTGCCTGTTTCCACATTGATGTCAGCTTTCCGGGGAAATTTCGTAGTGCCGCAAGCATGGCAAAGAAGTTATTCAGTGCCTGCGCGACCTTCTTGATGATGGAACTGATTGCAGAGATTATGCTTCCCCCTGCCTTCATAATGTTCTGCGCGGCAGCCATCATCTTGTTAATTTTATTCAGCAGCTTGGTAACTGCTTGCAGCGCAGAAGTTACAGCAGCCGTTATTGCCGCCGCCATTTTTTCCATGTCAGCGACCGTTTGATCGAATGAATCCAGCGCTGCCTTTGCATCAAGCCCAACCTCTTGGACTGGGAATGAATACCCAATGTCCGCCGTAGCCATCATGCCAATGTTGTACTGCACCAATAAAGGACGCGACTTGCTGCGCTTGAGAACGAATTGCTGCGGAACGACATAGACGGCGATTCCATCTAGGGTATCAACGAATTCAAGCTGCACATCTTCTGGGTCTAGGCCGTCTTTCGCGCGTGCCTCACGCTCCTGATGCCACAACTTAAATGCCTCGTTGTGCAGCGATTTAAGCTCTTCTTCCCAATCGCGACCTCCAGCGTGCTTTGCGCGCCATCCAGTCGTGCCAGATATATTGATCGTGCGCAGACCGGGGCCGAAGCTATCCACCCACGCAGCGCCTAGCGTTTGCTGTACGGATACACGCGATGGCTGTGTTACGGTCAACTCTTCAGGATTGATCGAAAGCGTATGTCCGTTTAACTCGCCCAGTCCTTTGGGGATGCTTGGGCCAGACAACTCGCCCGCCCCTTTCTTTACCAAACGAAAGAAAACAGTCCGCTCTTTCTGACTTGCAGGGGAAGGTAAACCGCTAGAGTTTGTTGGAATGGAGGCCATAACAGCATCATGGCGTCACGACAAAATCGGGGTACCCAGAGGCGAATAAAACAGGCAGAATGAGATTATCTTTCAACTTGGAGGTTCGCATGAAATTTGCATTTATCGTACTGGCATTTTTTATGAGTTCGTTGGCGCAGGCTGACGAGTTTTCTAATACTGACCGAGGAATTCCGCCTGAGTGCGAAAATGTGCGATTTACCGGCATCGCCGGGGCTGCCGGAGTTGCCAGTGTTATAGAAAAAATGCTCGCATCACCAGATTTGAAAGACGAATTGGCTAGGCATCCAATTCAGTGCGGCGGCGACTTCATAAACAAGTTTGGGCAAAACGTACCCTGCAGGGGGGTGGGTTATTTCAAGAAGCATAAAGGCAGAATAATCGAGTGGGATAAAAAGTATTTTGTCATAGAGTCCCCGGTAGATTTAATTACAGGGAGGCAAGATATTCAACTAATTATCCGCAGGAAAGATGCTTGGTGCGCAAAGTAGTCTTACTTGACCTTTCCGGCCTGAATGCCGGATCCTGCAATGCCAATATCAGTGGATACTGGCACTAACTCAGAATTTGCCACGATCTCATTGATGATTCCTTGGCACAAAGCCAGCAGCATCGCATCAGCTTGAGCTGCGGCCTGCCCTGCGCTGCCGTCAGAAGCCGGTAAACTTGTCCTTGCCGCTTTGATCTTTGCCGCCATCCCCGCCGCTGTCATTGCCATCACATACTCCCTTTAACTTTTGCAGAAAACTGGCCGTGCGGCTGGCCGGTAAACGCACAAACGCAATCACCTTGAACAATGCCTTTCATGGCGCTCCCAGCATCTAAGTCGATAGATGCGCCCTTCACGGTCGCCTTGCCGCCCGCCTGAACCTTGGCCGTGCCAGTTGCAGTTACTGAAACATTGCCTCCAGAAGTCACCGTAGCATTGCCAGTCGCATTTACTGACACGGTTGTTGCCGTGGTGATCGCGATAGACCCGTCCGGCGCAATGTCCAGAGTTGCCTTTCCGCCAGCTTGCTCAATGTGAAGATGTACTTGCTTTTCAGTGTTGCGCTTGATCTGCCATTTTTCGCCGTGGCTCTTTGGTGCTAAGTCCTCGTGTGCCGTATCGGTGGCGATGCGAATGAACAGACCTGACGGGTGGCGTAGCTCCATGTTCCCATTCTTGTCGATGGTGTGGTACACGTCCGAGGCGTGCCGATTCATCATGCGTTCTTCGTCATTGAGGCGAAGCTGAGAGGCTTGCGGGTGAAGGAAGGCGATGACTACGGGCAGGTCGTAATAAAATGCCACCACAGCAATGACGCTACGGTCACTATTGGTTTTTGGCAGTCCGGTAACATTGTCCACCGCACCTGGCTTTGGCAGGTCACTCAATCCGCTATCGGAAGAGGCAGACTGGGACGCGACACGCACATCCTGCAATAAACGCCCGTCACTGGACATTTTCAGATCAACTGTATGGCTCTTCCAATCAACGGCAACAACGCGCCCAAATTCAATCATCGAATACCTCCGACATTCATTTCTTTCAAATATGGGCTGCTGCTATTGCTTGCGCGGTTAATGAATCCTGTACCACGCTCATAATTGATTATGGTGAAAAACCCCTGAAATGGAACAAAGTCATGGTCAACACTCACAACGTAGAACCAACTTTCATTCGTGCCGCCGCGCTTAGATGTGACAAACCGACCAGCCCTGATCTTCTCGTTGCCGCGAACGCGCATCGTTCCAGACTCGAACACCACGTTGTCCTTGTTGAACTCGGCAAGGAGCTGGCGGCGCTTCTTTGCCCATTCAATCGGCGTCATTTTGTTTTTGGCGATTACATCTGGCGTTCCGGTATCTGAATCTGGAACTTCTGACTCAGCCCCTAGTTTGTATTCGATGTGCATCTTGCGGAAGCCGTACCGCTCCATTGCGCTATTTGGGTACAGGCGCTTATCTTCGGTCAGGGCTTGCTGGGCTTGCAGCATCATTACGCCGTCATTGGTCAGAACCCACTTGGTATTGGCTGACCAATACCAGTTCGCCACACCTTTGTCGGAGCGTGTGGAGGTGATACTTTGAATGTCCTCTCCGGGAATATCTAAAACAGGGGTGTCATAACCAGGAGAAGGCGTTACGACTCCCATAATGGAATGACCACTTACGTCATGGAACGGCAGTGGTCGCAGAATCAATGAAACCTCATCTTCATTATCCTCAATGAACATTTCGTTATATGGGCCCACGTCGAATAGCGTAGACATCATGGAGTACAGCGATACATCAGAGAATGCGTTCAGGGTGTACGGTGAGATTGACCCCTCCACCGTGACGTATGGCACGAACCCTTTGGATATAACAGACTCGCCATTGGCATTTTGCAGACGCGCCAAGAATGGATTAAGCACCTCGGCCACGATCTCTTTGAAAAACACGTGAGCAAGCTGCGTGACCATCTTTTGTGTTTGTAAATATTTGTCAAAGAAGCGAAATTCGGTCAGCGTTGATTCGCCAGTTACTGCAACTTGCAGGTAGTAGATGATGAAAATCTGCCAGAGCTTGCCAAGGTCTTGCCCGGTGATGACAACCTTTCGGACAGGCTTTCCATCCGACCCCATTGATTCATCACGGCGGATCTCTGACACAAGGCCGCGCATGATGATGGGCGGCCTCTTGCCATTCATATCGGCAGAATCGTGGCAGAACCGAATCTCTACCAAGTCCATAGGCTCAATCAGCGCGTATAGCGATTCCATGTGCTTTGGGTGCATCTGGTCAGCGAGGGTGATGGAAAAGCCGCCAGCAGGCTCACGCACGCTTTTGGTAGTGCGCACACCACCAGCTTCGCCCAAATACGGCTTGAGGTCTATGCGCTGCGTTTTGTAACGGTCATCTACCTTTGCACCTTTTGAATTGCCGGCATCATCAAAACTCATACCTGTGCGGTTGATTGTTTTGATGAGGGTGACTTCAATTTGTGGGTGATAAACTTTCATGATCCAGAATGCTCCAAAAAGCCGCGCGAAACCTTAATGCCGGCATAATTTGCTGGATCAACAGTTGTTATTACCGGACTCCCAATTGGTCGATCATTCTTATCAACCATCTTAAAAATAAATGTTTGTGTTCCATTTTGTGTCTGCTGATTAACATTGCGTCGAGCGCCAATATGCATCGGGTCGTTTGGAATATCCCCAATAAAACCCTCACTGACTGCGAACTTGTTGAAGGCAATAACGTCATCCCTGCGACCGCTCTTTGAGCGCACGTCAGCCGCATTCCCAGTGAAGTGATCTGAGTGTTCGGCGACTGGTATATTGACGCCACGGCGTTTGTAATCCGCACGGATTGCGTCTTGTTCCTCTTTCGTCCGGGCTCCGCTTTCAAGCTCAATTTGCCTATTCGGGTTCGCCAGATTCCATTTATCCAACAAGGGTGAAAATTCGCCCCTGAATGCAGACGAAAGGCTTGCCATCATTTGCTGCTGTGTCTTTTTCAGCGGAGCCGGACTTGAGATGCCATCATGCGAACTCGGGACTACATCCTCTTCCTCTGGTTGTGTGGCTGCTTTTAGCTCAGAACTACCTTCCAAAAGCAGCCTGGCTGCTGCGGCTTTCTCTGATGAGCTTTTCGCTCTGAGCGCCAATTCGTTAGCCTGGCGCATTTTGGCAATAGCCGCATCGCGCTTTTTTGGATCGGTAACTAATCTTCGCGTAGGCGCAGATTCATCCCCGCTCTGTAAAACAGCGGATTGCTGCCTTTCGTCTTCTGCGCGAGCGGATTCTTTCTCACGCAATTGTTGCAATGCCTTGCCATCAATATCCGCGCCAAACTTGCCCGCCTTTTCGTCAGCGTCCGCCTGTGCATCAATCTCCTTGAATTTCCCCGCAAGCCTGACATCCTGCTCGTGCTTTGCCCACTCCTTCTCTTTTCCGAACCCCATCAGCATGACATCGCGCAACGCATCAACCTTGGGCAGCAACATGCTCGCCAGCTTCGTGACTTCGTTTTTTAGGTCGGCAGTGTTCTGACGCACGGCCTTGCCGTCATCGATCAGACTTCTATCCTCGTTCAGCTTAATGATCGCCTGCCGAAGTTGCTCTTCGCTTCCCGATTTCATCAATCCGCCAAGGTTGTTTTTTTCCTTGTCTGAAAGTGCCTTGTTGTACCCATCACCGCTGATTAACTTTGCGGCCTCGGCTTGCAGTTCTTCCTTGTTACTGCCAAGTAGCGCGCCCATGTGCATGAACTTGCTGGAATCGAGTTTGCCAACATTAACCCCCATTCCTTTGAGCCGATCTTGCATTGCTGGAGAACCGCCTGCACCGTTCGAGTAATAGGCTTTGTCAAACTTGCGGAATTCTGTTTGCTCCATGCCAAAGACACGACTACCAGACAGTTCGTATTCGCTTGTGCCACGCGTGAATCGCCCAAGTTGCTGCATCATGATGTCTTGGTTCGGGCGGTCGGCATTGCCGCTTTGTAGCACTTTCAATGCACTGGCTTTTCGCTCTGCGGTTGCGTGAGGATCGTCGAGAATTTCCTGAGCGGTTTTGCGAGACGTGCCCATCGCTCCCCCGGCGGTGTAGAGTTGCATATCGGCGGCACTGAACTCAGTACCGAAGGCAGTCATGTATGCGCCAAGCTTGAATGTGTCCGTTGCCGCATCGCCGTGTGATCTGATACTGGAATCGGCCTTGCCCATGAGCGATGCAGATCCTTGCACGTCCAATCCTGGCACCCTCATGCTCGCAAGGTTAGAGAGGAAATCGGTATAGCCGCCAACGTTTGGCGCTTGCAGTGAGGCACGTGCCGTGGTTTGTGCGAAATTGGCAATCGCGCTCAATACTTCATCACCCTTGCTACTCATGCCGCCCTTGTTGATCCCGTCGGCAATCGTCATCGCCATCTTGCGCGAATCCGCTTCATTCATGGTGGCTTGAGTATTGCGCAGGGTGCTCATCGCCTGCACGCTCTGTGCTGGGTCTATGCCAAGCGAACGAGAGAACCCGGACGCAAGCCGGACTTCAGCGGCAAGAGAGCCGGCGTCCTTGCCTAGCGTGTTGGCATTGTGCGAGAACTGTTTGGCAAGATTTATGGATTCTTTGTACGTGATTCCCATGCCCGCCGCTGCGGCACGGGTCGATTCTCGTAACACGTTGAATTCAGTTGTCGTAGCCCCGAGGCTATGCCGCAAGTCGGTTATGCCTACCGCTTCATCCTTTGCATCACCCAGCCCGCCACCGACAACGCCTCCAGCCAACCCACCAAGAGCACCGCCGATCATGCTGCCGACGGGGCCGAAGACGCTACCGACCATGCCGCCCAGCGCACTACCTGCTGTTGCCATTCCGTCGCCGCCTGCACCGCCAGCAACCATGCCGCCAGCCATACCGATTGCAGCCCCAGCCAACTTTCCGCCGTATTGCGATGACATACCGCCTTTGGGACGCACGCCAGACTCATGCAATCCAGCATTTTGCATGATGCGCTTGGTTGCCTCGCGTGCGCCTGGTGAACCGTCTTGCATCAAGTCGGCGAAACTTGCGTGATGCTTTGAGTATGCCGCGTAAGGGCTACGGCCAGTATCTAGGTTGTGCTTTGAGCGGTTAATCGCATCAGCTTCGGCGGTTGAAATCTCACGGTATAGCTTTTTCGCGGCCTGCTGTGTCTTCTCTATTTCGCGCTGTTCGCGCTGATGAGACTGCTCTAGCGGTGTCCTGCCTCCACTACCGGGCTGTGACCCGATCAGCATCTTGGTAGCGTCTGATTTCTTCTGAGTTAATTCCTTGAGCTGCGCTTCGGCTACATCCGTACTAATCCCGATCTGTTTTTTCTCTTGGATTTTTTCGTGCAGAATTTTCAGCGCAGCCGTGGTTTGATTGATCTGCTGATTGAATTTATCTGTGTCGATATTGAGCACGCCACCACTCATGCTTTTGGATAGCACCTCGGCACTCTTCGCGGCCTCGGCCAAGGCGGAATTTATCCCACCAAGGTCGGCATCGGCTTTGACATTGATTTTGATGTCGTTACTCATTGATGATGTCCTCCCACTCGCCGTCTTCTATTGCCTGCACCAGCTTGTCGGTATCGAATTCTTCGTCCTCGCCACTATCGGTAACAGGATTGGCGGCAAAGTGATGCGCCCAGTAATCGGCTTCAATATCGTCCGGTATCATCGCCAAATACCTCGGGTCAGAAGGTGGGAGGTTATATTTTTGCCGGAACCAGAAAGCATAGGAGGTGGAAAGTTCTCTTCCCTTTTTTCGTGCGCTAGACTTCCGCGACTCGACGAAAAGAGGATTCCTTTTCTGAGAGCAAACTTGACAGTTCCTGCACTTTGGAAACGCCGAGCTTGTTCAAGTCCAATCCGATAGCATCTTCCCAACCTTCTGGGCAGGCGACAATCAACGCTTGGTACGCAGCCGCAAATCCGCAGAAGAACTCCAACTCATAATCGCCTTCGTCCTCGCCGATGAGCTTTAGGTATGCGGAACGGATTTTTATCATGTCACCCATCGTGCGGCGGGCGAAAGTGAATTCGCCAACATCTGGCAAGGCAATAATGAAGTCGGAATCTGATGGAGTTCTCATTTTGTTAACCTATAGGTTGATTAAAGATATGCGCCGCACCAAAAACAGCGGCGGTGGGGGCGTTGCCAAACCATGCAGTTTGCGCACTGCACCACGCCTACTGTGCAGTGATACCTTGTCCGGCAGCCCATTTCCTTGTCGCCTTTCTATCCAGCGCATCCCCTATTGCTTGCTCAAAGAACTCGCGGCTGGTGTGGCATGGGTCTGATCCAGAATCTTCGCAGCTACCGATTCGTTTTTCGATTCTGATACCAACTGTGCTGGGATGGTCGGCCACGCCGGACATTGCCGAGCATCCACCTCCTGCCATTGACAAACCTTCTCCCCCTGACATATCTGGAAGGTCTCGCAGCCGCTCAAGAGCAGCGTTGAGATTGTTGCGAGTATCACGAATCGTAGCTTTTGAATTATTGAGCGCATTTTGATGCTCCTGGTTAGTTGCTTTGGTTTCTTCTGCCTGTTTATCAGCCTTGATCTTGCGTGCAGCTTTGTCGGCATCCCAAAGCGCCTGCACCTCAGCTTTTCCTTCGTTGTAACGCTGATGCCCGTGATACCACCACCCGAATACAACACCGGCGATTAACGCCGCAATTAGCGCAAACTTAATGGCGGATGCGTAGGCTTTGATTGTGTCTATGAGTCCCATTCATTCCTCCTATTTGTAGATCGTAGATGTCGGCTTGCCGCAGTACACTTTGCGTTCCCAGCGATCTTTGCACAGCGAGGGCAATGCGCATGTTTTGATCGAAATAGGCAGCCATTGCATATTTGCCGCGCTATCGCATCCCCCACAATCAAGCGGAATGATGTGATCTACCTGCCAGCCTGTAGAACAAGTTGCAGATGCCGGGTTGAGCGCCTTGTTTGGGCACGGCCACTCTTTTTTGAATGCAGAAACAGGTGTTGTGCTTCGAATGATGTCGTGCGTTATTTTGTCTCGATACACCATTCCGCAGAACCTAATATCTTCTGCATAAGTGAATTGAGCGAACAAAACGAACCAGATTGATAGCGCAATTTTCATTGTTTATCCTGTTCAATCAGATGCCACGGCTCCCCGCCAACATACCCAGATATTGAAATCCATTTGTACGGCAGTTCGTCACGTGACATGACGAATTTATGGCGATTATCTAAAACCCATCCCTCAATTTCGCAGACCAAGTGAAACTCGCCAGTTTCCACAGAACAAAATACTAGGCGGCTGCGTAGTCCGAACTTTTTCAGTTCATCGCGACACAAAATGGCGAAGTCGTCGCAATCACCGTGCACGAAGCCATCTGCATCGGCATGGGCCGCCATTTCTTTTGGTGATGCCCAATATTCAGCATTGCCCCAGGCCTCTGTGTCGGGTGTATAAATAAAACGATTTAGGACGTTATAGAACGCACGATCAATGTCTGAGTCTGTACTTAACATTCACACCACGCTCTCTTGCCATCGTGCATCCGCTAGGCTCTGATACTTCGACCCCAGTACGAAATGGAGTTGGCGCAGGGGTCGAGCACCCAGCCAACAGCAGAGCAAACATTAGGAATTGCTTCATTTCCAGCCCTCTTGGCTTTCAAGATCATCATTCGCCATCGGCTGTCCGCCGCCATGCGGCGATTGAAAGTGGCTGGCGATGGCCAGCACGGCACAAGCGAATATAAATACCCCGAGCACCAAATAGACTTGAGGGTCTTCTGGCGTCATCACTTTTCGCCTTTATTGATTGCGCTATCTACGGCCCACCCAAGCGTGAATGCTCCGGCCAATGCATTGAAGGTAGGCAGGTAGAGATTCCCATGTTTAAGCGTGGCCCAGATCAGGCGCATATCGATTGCGTCTGCCGCTCCGGTCTGAACGGCGGTGAACGCAGCGCCCATCAAAACGAAGCCAGTACCAAGCGATCTGCCCGGATAGTCCGCGATCAAATAGTCGATGAATTTACCTGTGACTTCCTTGCGCGCGCGCTTTTTAAGCCAGTGTGCCCACAGCCCAAGTAGAGATGCCAACAAAAAAACTGACAGTGAGTAGAGATTTAGAGTCATGGTCATGCCTCCATAGTTATTGCAAATAGCCGCTTGAACCAGCCCTTGCCATAACGGTCAAAGTTTCTGGTTCCTATGTAGCGCATTGCCCGTGCAGCCATAAACTGCGCCGGCAATTCCCCGCCTTTAGCTTGTGCAGCAGCCTTCAATGTCTGCACGCCGAGTACGCCATCTTGAGTAACGCTTAATGCTGCCTGTAGCATCTTGATCGCCGGATCTACACCTTGATTCACTGCCGCATCAAACATGAACAAGTTGATCGGGAATGGCAATTCATCACCCTTTACTTTGTCCCAATAGTCGCGCTTGTATAGGGCCTTTGCTTGCTCAATCGTCAGCGCCTTGATGTCTACAGATGGATAGCTACGCTTGCATATTCCGTATTTCGTTTCACCGCCGGGGTCTTTTGGGTCATTTACATACCCCCCCTCAATTCCAAGAACATGTTCGAATGCTTTGTCGAAATAGCTCATTAGAAAATCCCCACTTTTCTCGCCCATGCGTAGGCGGCCACAGTGCCAAGCCCAATGAATACGAACCACTTTGAAACTAGCGACTTGCCGACATCTTTATAGAAATTGTCTCTGGCGATTGCTACTGCCCGCTGAGCTGCGGCTTCGGCTATTTGCGCTATCTGCTCTTCCGATAACTCATGCTTGTTGTAGCGAGGACAAAGATTGAACGGCTTTTCATCACCATTAGTCCCTGCTGAAGTATTTTCTGACTGCCCCATAGATCACCCAAATATAAAGAAAAAAGCAGCACCCAACAGGCCGCCTAGCGACGTTGCAATAAGGTCGTAAATATCCGCCGTGTGTGAATCAGGATGCTGCTTGTCGTAAACCTCTTTACCAATCCCAGCCACTACCGCGCCGCCAAGCCCAAAAACGGCTGACATTAAATGTGGCAATGAATTGGAAGCAACCAATGCCGCAGACAGCGCTAGGCAGTAGCCGCTGTAAAAGTGGGCCTGTTTGTCCAAGGGGAGCTTGCCGATCAAGAGCATCACGGCTTAGCCGCCGATCTTGCCGGTTACGTCGAGGGCATTGAATGTCGCATTCGAGACGACAATGGCGTGCTTGCGGACTTGAATACCGCCAGATGCGTATGAGCAGCTTGTGTATTTGCGTAGCTCTTCGCCAGTGTCCTTGTCAGTTACAACGATGTCGAATACATTGGCATTCAATGCATCGTCACCATTTTCAAATGCAATACCGGCAGCCAGCATGGACTGAGTATTGAGCACCATTTCCTCAACGCTCAGGTTATGTCGCGCCATTGTTGGAACATATTCTTGCGCGTGAATGTTGCCGATACCGCTTGCTGGTTCGGGCGCATAATCATCGCGCATATCAACAGACTGGCACAGACCAATAGTCTTGCCGTCGAACTTAACAATGAATCTGTTGCCGGTTCTTACATTCTGGTTTGTACTAGCCATGCCGCTCTCCTTAGAAGGGTTGTTCGATTTACGAAATTAGTTTCGTGTCACGACCAATACAGAGCTAAAAAAAACGCCCGGCGAACCGGGCGTAAAGCAGCAGCACACCAGCAAAATTTAAGCCTTCGCACTACCCGAGTAAGGTACCGCGTGAATCACAACAGGAATGTAGTTCACAGGAATTACCGGACTGCACTGGAACTCAATGCGCATCACGTCCCCTTCAAGGCTGGCAGTCAATCCCTTGTAGGCCGGATTGGCCTTGTCCCCAACAATCACACCAGGGCCCATTGGTTCAGGCATAGCCAACGCACGAAGCGCCGAGTCTGCACGGGAAACAGCTTCCGACAATGTGGCTGGGGAACCTTTTGCGCCACGCAATGCATCAACCGCATTGCGGACATTTCGAGCCACGAAGTCACATGCAACGCCAACCGATACTTCAACCCGGTTGTAGTTGGTGTTGTTGAGCCATGTGGTGATCGACTTAACGACCTTGTATCCAGTTGGAGTGTCTTCAACGCACAGAACGCCACCTTGAATCAACTTGTCGGTATCTGTTGGATTGCGCAACTTGCGCTCAAGTCCGCGAACCTTGATCGACTTATTGGTCAAGGCTGTCCCGGGATTGACGCCAGAGAACATACCCGCCAGTAAGGCCGCCAAGATGTATGGCTCAAACAAGACGAGCTTTCCTGTAGTGTCGTAGTCATAGAATCCAAGATGCACATACGATGTGCGATCAGAGTTCAACGCCTTCGCAGCGGCAATGGCAGCATCGTCAGTATCGCCAGATGCGCCCCCAACAATCGAACGACGCTCCATGCGCGCAACATTCGACATAAACGCGCAATGTGCATCTGCCATTGCATGAATTGATGCTGAATTGCTGGCCGGAACTACCCACTGCACATCTTCACTTTGCAATACGGTGAATGCATTGCTCCACTCTGTATTGGTTACAGAGCCATCGGTTGCGCCGGCCAAGTAAGTGAATGCGATATTGTCCGGGATCGTTCCCGCATTGGCCGCACGTGTCGCTGTAACGTAACCCTCGCCAGTGCTGTTAAACCAATCCACAATTGCTTGTAGGTTAGCAGTTGCCGTATAGGCGGTAGTTTTAACGCTCTGCGCCGTTACGGTATCCAAGCCGTTCAATGTCGGCTTTTCTCCATTATTGTCCAGCACAGTAGCCGCGAAGTCTGCGACTGCATTGATGCGGTCAACAACTTGCTGCACGGTCGCGTAGGCAACAAGATCAATTGTCGCAACAGTAGAGCCAGCTGGAGCAGCCAAAGTCAGTGTGCTGTTGTTGATTGTCATGGTCGCAGTTACTTGCGCACCACCATACAACACGCTGAATGCATTTCGCGCTACGTTGTCTTGGCTGAAATAACTGTTACCCACTTGAGTAGTTAGCTTCTTGCCGGAAACAGAACCAGATTCGATCTTTACCTTGATCTGGTTTGTATGCAGACCATAGTCAGTTGACAACAAATCGATCACGGTCGATACCGCGACATCCTTGATTGCAAGAGCAGCCTGTGTGGCCGGATTAACGCGCACTGCGACCACCTGAGATGGGCCAGTTGTTTGCGACGATGGGTCAAAAGCTTTTTCGATTGCACGGAGCAGATCGCCATCGATCAGCGCTGCGCGTGCTTCGGATGCAGAACCAAATCGCAATGGGGTGTTTGGCTTACCGCCAACAGAACGACCGATCACGCCCAGCACATTGCCGACGGACAGGTTTTTGTTATACATGCCAGAGTCGTCAACGACGCTCATGGTCGCAGGACTTACCCACAATCTACCGTTAAAAAATACGCCCATAGCAGTCTCCTAAATTAAGCTGGTTGGTTGGCGAATTCAGCAAATCGCTTTGCGAAATTCACTTCTAAATCACTCACTCGGCCCAACACGCGCTCGGAGTGCTCGAATCCGCCGATCAGTTCGACACGGCGGTCAGATACCGATAGGCGGGTACAAAATTCGGTCAATGTCAGAGGGAATGCATCTGCCGTGGCAGAAGTTGCCGAAACAGGTGTATCAACCGGCGTGCTTTGGGTGGTTTCTTTTGCCATTATTTCGCTCCTTGCGATGTGTTAAGTTTCATTGCAGCATACTGGTGTCACGACTCGGCGCGCGAGGCGCTAGACGACTGCCGGTGGCATGACTACACTGCCGATGTTCACCAGATAATCGGTTCCACCAACGATTGATGGGGCGATGCAAGATAGCGTTGTCATGGTCTGATAGACCGGCGCACTGAAACTCTGGAAATCCTCTGTGTCGGATTGCGTTACATCAATCTGAACCATCCCCGCCTTGTCGAAGACAGGGAGATTCGCGATCAGCAGGTTCTTGACGGCACGGCGCAGAATGTTTCTCTCATCCGGGTTCAAGCACCAGACGACGATCAATAGTTGGTATTTGGATAGCCAGCCTTCGTAATCAACGGTAAGCCCGGCATCGCTTATTGAAGAACCGAAATCCTCGCCAAGCGCGCGCTCCGCAGAGGAATCAGATTGCAAATGGACGGTGACGACAGGCCAGATCGTGTCCTCGAATAGCGGCGGCGCAGTAAGCACCTGAATGTGCCCCTGCTTATGGTGCAACTCACCGCGACCGACAAATACCGCCAAGCCTTCATCAAGACGATCTCGAATCAAACTCAATACGTCCGGCCCGAGCTGCGCCATTGTCGGGTTTGGTGTGGCGTAGTTAGTGCCTTCGGCAGCCCAAGTCGTGCCATTGAACCAGAACAGGCCATAGTGATAGACCTGCCCATTTGTGAGCGCGCTACTATCCAGCACAACCAAGTCTTTGCCTTCGTGGATTACGGATGCGCCGAGGTCGTTGTATCCAGAAAATATGCCGTTTGCATTGCGTAGCAAGCGCCATTTCTTCGCGCCGAACGGCGGTGTAATGAATATGCGCAGGGCATTTCCAACGGGTATCGGTTGTATAAACGTGATTGGCATGTTTACATGCTGCAATCACGACCTTCGTGATGCCAAACTAATGCCATGCCGAACTACAACATAACCGTCGATCTCGCCCCGCTCGCACACGCCCTCACTATTGCAGGCAATGAAGTTGCCATGCGCGTTTCGCAAGCGGTCGCAGCCACGGCTCAAGCTGGGTACGAACGCTGGACGGACAGCATCATGAAGGCGCGCGGAGTCTGGTATCAGGAAAAGCAGGATTACGCGGCATCAATAAAGGTGCGCTCGATCAACCCTTTCGAGGCGGAAATATGGTCTGACTATAAGAATGCAGCCGAGATCGAAACTGGCCGTCCGGCAAAAGACCTGAAGCGGATGCTTGATACCTCAACGCGAGTTCGTATTTCAGCAAAAGGCGCGCGGTACCTGATTATCCCAATGCGGCACAATACGCCCGGCAGCGATGCTCACGCGAACCCAATGCCGCCGGACGTTTATGCGGCAGTGAAGAATATGAAGTCGTCTTCTGTTGTTGGGCAAAGAGCCCGTCTCAGCGGATTGAATGCATACAACACCAAGTCAAGGACGCCAATAATCGTTCCACAGAACGTGTACCAGTGGGGAGGGAAGCTTGGTGCTGTTGAATCAAAGAACCATTCCGGGATGGTAAAAATGAAAGAATCATCCGGCGGAAGCTCATATTTGACGTTCAGGGTGATGACAGAGCGATCACAGGGGTGGATTATCGGGGCCAAGCCGGGGTTGCATATTGCACAGAATGTGACGGATGAATTGCGCCCACTATTTGAACTGGCTATTGAAGAAGCGGTTAAGAGCGCGCTACCTATTTAGAACCCAGCAGATCAACCGTCTTTAAATTCGCCAGTTTTGGTTAATTTTCGGTAGCACGTCCATCGTCGCCCATACCCGTTATCCAATGCCCAATTCATTACGCGCATTTGGTGTATCGGATTTTTCCAGCGCATCCCTTTCATTTTTGCCAAACTTGCCAACTCATAAAAGGTATCGCGGCGAAACTGGGCAATGCCATGCGAAAGACCTCCATCGCCAATCGCATCAAATCGGCCAGATGACTCGCATTCGAGGATAGAGATCATCAGTTTTGCATCGACGGCATGAGAAAAAGACGGCAGAAAAAGAAGAAGCGCGAAAAGTTTTAGTCGCATAGTGAACCTCCTTATTTGTATCGGACACACTCCCGGTGCTGTATCGGCACCACTTGAATCATCTTTCCAGTCAGAATGGGTTGATTCCGCACCCAGACTCTGTATTCCAAGCAGCCACTGCCAGCATCATCTTCGCAACTTGCAAGCCATATTCCACCGCCGATCACCACTATAATTGCGGCAAACAAGCCAGATGCCAATTTCAACTGATCGCACTTCGTCATTCCGAATCCAACGGCCAATCAGGTAGCTCAACTGTTTTACCGGCCAAATCATGGGTACAGTCTGACAAATACTGAATTCTCCCATCGGTCACATACGAATGGCAGACCATGCCTATGTGATCGAATGAAAACCCTTCAGGATGCTTTGGGTGTCCAGCCTCTCGCCACGCCTCTATGTCAGCATTACCCTTGTCCGTGAGTTTGGTGAAGCGCGTCAATATCGACGGGGTGAATGTCGGGAAATCCACATTGCCATTCCATCCCCAGACTGGATGCGATGCATGTTCTACTGTTACCGCGTGAATACCGTCGCACCCAGGACACCAGAAAGCAATCCGGCGTCCGTGCTCCGAACCTTCGCTAGTGATATTGCGCAACTTCTTGGAAAGAACGTAACCCATATCAACGCCCGAACAGGTCGAACTTGCGCAGGATTACTTTCTTCGGCAACGCCTCGCCGTGATGTATCCCACGATTCGACGGGAACATGCCGTAGCAGAAATACTCGTTCATTCGCGTGCCTTCGACGGTGTAGGCTGCCCCAGCAGCAGGCTCGCCAGTTGCCCAGGTCATTACCCCAGCCGATGAAACTGTTGGTATTCCACCCTCAACAATAGCAGTGCCGCCTGAATTCAGCCAAAAACAGCGTGTGACAGACAGAAACGGGAAGCGCAGGGTGTCGTTATTGCCGCGCGTCAAAACAATCGAGAATCGCTCAGAAGTATTGACCAGAATGGCGCGATCAAACTGCCCCATTGCGTAGATGGCGGAATCAGACGGCAGTGAGATCACCACATCGCCGGATTCGTACAGTCCGCTTTGCGCCCACTCGCGCTGCGTCTTTTGTCCGGTTATTCCGGCATCGCAATCAACAGGCGAGCCCCAGCCTCTACCATTTCCGCCACAAATTGGGCAACCGGGCTTTGCTGCACCTGAATGCGGATTAGTGCATGGACAGGCGAATGACTGACGCCAGCGCACTGTTTGGCCCATGTCGGCGATCAAGTTATTAAAATCTGCCGGGTTTAATTGCATATCACAGAACCATGCAACGCACGCCGTGGATTGAGTCGCGCAAATGGTCTAACTCAGAATCTATTTGAGCACTGTGTTTATCAAGGTCTTGTGAAAACGATCTCGATAGTCCATCTGCCGATATTGAGCCAGAAGGCGCAACAAAAGCATCCTTGAAAATGCCAAATACCGCCATTTTCTTGATTGTGTTAATCAGGTCTGGATAATCGCGTGCCGCATTTACCATGCCGGCGACATACCGGATTTTAAGCATTTGCGGGACATGCCGCCCACCAGCCATCATCGTCAATATCATCGAGCCGAAAGACCCGACGGACATATTTGAGCCGGCTGGAACAAATCGAATGTGCCCGGCCTTCTTGTCAAGGCGGATCCAGTTATCTGGCATCCTGAACACCCCAGCGACCGGAGAAGGATAGACAAATTCAACAGATGCCACACTGGACACTAGCTTGTTGCGCAGAACCAAGTATCCCCAGTCCTCGGTATTCCAAAGCTCTGGCTCATAGTCATAGCCAGACTCTTCTGCCCACGGCGCGGTACCAACGGCAGTAATCTCTTCTGCTGTTGGCTCCCCGGCAAAAACGGTTGTTGGCTCAAGATAGACACGCAGACGACGCGTAACCTCGGCCTCGGCAGCTAAAACTTTCCCATAAATGTAATCATCGGAAAGTGCGCTTGCTTTGAAATATGTCCCGCCAGCCAGAACAAGGCGATCTGCGCGCAGTTCGGCAACTATTGTGGCTTTGACGGGAAACAGGGACATGGCTTAGCTCGGGGTGATGATCTGGAATTCAGTTGTGTTTGGCACAACTGCAACTTTTACGCCTTCTGGCACAAGGCGCTGCATTTGCTGATATATCTCACTCAGCGCTTGTTCGCTAATATCGGGGGCGACGCGCAGCGCCAGAATATCGCCCGGCTTCATCGCGAGCTTGTGTACTTCTACGATTGCCATTTCAAACGGTGTCATTTTATTTTCCTTTGTTGGTGATGGTTGTAGCGTAAAGTCACGACAACAAAAAACCCGCAAAAGCGGGTTCTCTGTGTTTTCAAGCATGGAACATTAGGCCGATGCCATGTACGATGCAGCTTTGAGCGATGTCAAAACGGCATTTACCTTGGCTTCGAGTGCATCCAGACGCGCCTCCACTTCGGTGCGCAATGTTTCCACATCTGCATTGTCTGCCTTGGCATCGATGAAGCCCTTGATCTCGGCAGTTGCCGAATTTATCGCGTCGTTCACATCAGTAGCGGATGGCGTTGCAGCACCCGCGCACGCTGCGCCAGTCATGGTAACGGCGATAGGTGCCAGCGCCGTCAGGTTCGCGGTCACACCAAACGCAACAACAACCCCGGCTGGGCCACTTCCTGGCGCATCAATTGCCGCCACCAATTCATCCGCAACAGCTTTGCTTGTTACTGCTGCCGTAAGACGTTTTTTTGCATCTGCGCTAATTGTCATTTTGCATCTCCTTATTTACGTTTCGCTGGTTTCGCATCGGCTTGTGCTTGTACGGCATCAACCGGAGGATTAACTACTGCAGGTTCTTTTTCATCCTCTACAGCAAAGCCTTCGAAGTCTGCAAACAATGCCGCATCATCAGCAGATACGCCGGTCGCTACCACGCTTCCATCTTTTTGACGCTCGAATGCGATCCCGTTAATTTCTTCGGAAGCATTCTGGCGAGTGCATGTGATTTTCATTTCTTTATCCTTTAGAGAAAACAGGGGCTATTAACCCCTGTCTATTTTCAACTCACTGCGATTAAACAGTGAACGGACGCCATGTTGCGTTTGCTGGCAGGATGTTCTTGATGTAGCCGTGATGCTTTGGCTTCGTCACGCGCAAGTAGCCGAACAAGAACTGGAACCAGCTCACAACAGGAACGCCGCCAACACCGAATGGCAAAGGAATCTTGGTCATCGGTTGGAACTGACGCCATCCGATTGCATCAGCCGCTGGGTTCATATTCAAGCAAGGAACCATCACGGTGCCAGGGATGTCGCGGTTGATGTCGGTGAACGCAGTTGTTGCGCCAGTCTTGGGGATGATCTTCACGAGACGGAAGTCGTTCGTCGCGTTCGTTCCATCTTGACGCGAGCGATACACTGCATACCCTGTTTCTGTACCAGCAGCCGACTGAGTGATCGTGAGAACCGCTTTCTTGCCAGCCGCAACAGAGGTCTGTGTTGACTTCACGATTGCAGTCAGACCTTCACCGTTGCTACCTACAGCAGCAACTGCGTAGTAGTACAGGCCAGCGCGCGGTGCGGTGAACATGCTTGCGGTGTCGGATACAGAAGCACCCACTGTTACGCCCAAAGGAATGAATCCAACGTTCGCAGCGGCAGCAGCAGGCCAGGTCAGTTCGATTGGTTTTGCCATTGGGAACTCGCCATGATGCAGGAACGTATCGATGTTTGTCTTCAATACGCCCTCAGTCAGGCGAATGCCTTCCACATGACCGCCAATGGTCAATGGGGAATTAGGCTGCACACTCCAACGGAATGCCGGGTCAAGACCCATATTCAAGTCGGTCTGAACTGCTGTCGGCATGAAGGTGTCGGTGATACGACCCCAGTTACCGTAGTCCTGAATTGCTGCTTGCAGCTTGGTGAAAGGCTCCACGGTATTCAGTGGCAGGCCGGCCATGTCGATCACATGGTCAGAGCCAGCTTTGCCAGCGGCGATAGCTGCGTCGATCTGAGTGAAGATGCCGTCGTACTGTGTTGGGCAAGCAGCAGCGTTGCCATGAAACAGCAGATATTCAGCATCTGTCAGCAATTGCAGTGCGCCGTTGCGCTCTTCAACAGCAACAGGCTCAGCTATGTTTTTACCCAGATTCAGCACATAACCGACTTGACGCAAGGTCATCAGGAACTTGACCAAGCCAACTTCGCGGCTGTATTCGCCTTGTGCAGAACGGACAGTACCCATTTGGCTATTTGTAGAACCACCCAACACGCCACCGATGCTGTTTTGACGGGTGTATTCGTCAACGATGTTTGTTGCATTGGACTGTTGCAGCTTTTTGAACAGCACGAAGTGCTCTTCTTCCTGCACCACAGTCTTCATCGCGGTGTCGAGGGACTGTACGCCCATAGCGCCGCCGCCGGTGAGGGTGGCAACGTCAGTTTGATAGCTGGATGCGGTCAATGCTTTTTGCAGTTCTTGTGCATTGCCCAGTGCGCCACCGACAGAGCCGCCCAACACGGGAGCGCCACCGGCTTGCATTCCTGCAAATTGTGCCATTAGTTCTTGAGGATTCATTTTTACTTCTCCTAGTTAGTTGAAAATATTACTCGGCCAGAATCTTGGGTTACTCGCCCAAAACCTTGTTGACGAGGTTCTGGTCAAGCACTGATCCCATGCGCAACGCCACGTCGCAAACCGTCAAGTCTTTGCCAGTGATGCGGCCAGCATCGAAAGCGGCATTCGCTTTGAGCATGAAACCTTGCGCATCCAGTGGCTGTTCGTTTTGAAGGCTCTTAATCATGGCCGGTGTTGGAGTCGTAACAGACTTGCGGCCAGCACCCTGATTGGAGAGAATTTCAACCTTTTCATTGAGCGACTTAATCAGAGAGCCTTGGCTCTTGATTACATCAGCCAAAATGGTCAACGATTTGGTGAGATCAGTTTTTTCGGATTCAGCACCTTTTTGCAGGGCTTCAACCTGGTCGCTAAGCGACTTAATCATCTCGGTACCGTCAACAGCCTCATGCTTCTCGCCATCGGCAGTAGTGACGATGAAAGACTTTGCCATTGGCGCGCCCTCTTCGCCTTCTTTCTTGGCCGCTGGCTTGGCAATCGGATTGCCGTTTTCATCCAGCTCTTCTTCATCGCCTTCTTTTTTCTTTGCGCCATCATCAGCGCCCGCCGCTGCGGCAGCAGCAGCTTGAATCTTTTTGTCGTCCTCTTCGGCGGCATAGCTCTTTTGCAGCGTCTCAAGGTCGTCCAGCAGTTTTTCGTAGCTCATTTACCTCTCTCCTTAAAATGGATGCTTGTAGCAGCCGACTGTTTAATCCCTCGCAAGAAGCGCTCTACCCAATCAGAAGCCTGTTCATGGGATAAACCGAACGTGCGAATAGCGTAATTTGTAATGTCACGACCAACTTTTCGCCCGCGAATTGCTTCTGAGATACGCTCGCGGAAATCAAAGTAGCTGTGAATGCCGGTATCAAGTGACTGCATCCCAAATGCAGCACCACCAGTCATGGCGGTGGCATCAGTGGCATAGCTGGCTTCAAGCGCCTTGTTCAGGGTGAATGCATTTAGTGATTTGCAGAACGTGCCAATTGGCGAAGCCGAGGCCGTTGGGACGTGTTGATTGACCGGCGTTTGGCTAAGTCCGATATTTGTCCAGCGCACAGATTTGACCACCGTCACCTTGCTGCATGACTCTGGATCAAACTCTTGCACCTTGACCGGCGCAGAACCTCCTACGGACGGATACCAACGCTTTGGCGGTGAAATCTTGGTCATCGACTCCCACACCATGTTTGCGTTCTTGGCTAATTCAGAATCGCCCTTGTAGAGCTGGGCCTTGACGAACGTATGGCGGTTTTCAATGCGGACATCGACGGGCCTCCCAATTTCGTATTGCAGCGGATTTTGAATCCCCGCCTTTGCCCCAATGATCGAGAAGTGATCTATGTCGATGTTCCCGTAGCGCAGGTAGTAATCTTTGCTATCCGCAAGTGCTTCGGATAGAACCTTCTCACCTTGCAGGTCAATCCCTTCGTTGCTGGCCTCAATGTAAATGAAGCGCTCCCCTGACTCTTCGACTGGGGTTGCTTTAAGGAACGACTGGAATGAAACAAAGTCGTCTGTATTGTTGGCGGCATCTATCATGCTGACATGTTGGCGTCACGACACATGCAGCAACAAAAAACCCGCCGAAGCGGGTTCATCTGCTATTCGCATACAACATATAGCCGCTACGATGTGGCCAGCGTGCGCAGGAGTGCGCCTTTCTCTTTGGTTAGGTCAAGATACTCATCCGCAGCCGCGCGGTCTGTGATCGCTTTCCCTCGCAAATTGTCCAGAAGTGCATTCACTTGCGCAAGCCGGGCAGTCGCGCCAGCAGTGATGGCATCACCCTGCGAATCTACTTGACGCAGCATCGACGATGTTTGGCTGATGCACTTACGAAGCTCTGAATTGCCTTGATCTAGTCCCATTACATCCCCGCGTCTTCATCGAATAACACAACCTCGTCACTATCCAGATCAATACTGATAGCACGGCCCATGTTGTTTTCCCAGTTTGCTCGCCACATCAACAGAGCATCATGCATGGCGTCTTCGAAGTTGTCATATTCCGGCATCTTAGCAACCATGTCAGGCTGCTCGTACTCGCCCAGGAGGTACAAATTTTCCTTGGTGTAATACTTTTTCAGGAAAGCTTTCACAAAATACCAGTACACGCCAAAGTTGCGATAGTCGGCTGGCTTGTTATCCAGCACCTTGCGAATGTTGGCCGCGAGCTGGTCGGGCGGGAGCATTGTTGACGACATCATGCGGGTTCCTTATCGTAATTTTTCTGGCTTGCAGCAAGCAATTCATTAAGCCTATCACCCACCGTCTGGCTCTTGTCTTCTTGTGAAGAGTAATATCCTTGTGAGGCTGAAAGATTGCCATACCCCTGAATATCGCCGCGCTTTTTATCTAACAAACCCGCCGCGCCGGCCAGCTTCTGCATAGCGCGTATTCTTGCAGGTCTATGCTCATAGCCGTTGGCAATTGCCTGCAACGCCTCTTCATGCTTTCCATCTTTGTGATGCCGCAAACCGGATTCAACCATTGCATGTACGAGATCGTCATGCCCGGCACTCGCAGCAAGCCCAAGAATAGCGGCATGAACCGACTTCGCCTTATCTCCAAGGAAATAGTTGTTATGCTTGCCGTATTTACCGCCATACGATTCTGATTTTGGCTCATGTGTATCGATAGCACCACCCAGCACGCCAAGGTGCCGCGCCTTCGCCCAAAGTGCGGCAATCGCTTTCTTGGGGAGCTTAACCCGCGCGCCATACCCTTTGTCGGCATCTTGAATCTCACCCAATGGAGCAGCAGCATCAAGTGCCTCGGAGAACGTTTTTGCATGGCGGATGCGCTCGTTTTGTTCAGCGATCAGCTTTTGGCGAATCGGCTTAACCTCTGGAGAGTCGCCATCTCCATAGTAATACCCACCGCCAGAATACTTCCCGCTCAAATCGCCAATGATGCGTGTCCACGGATTGCTGTTACCATCTACACCGAGCCCATATTTGCGCTTGGCGCGCGTTACGGTCTTTCCGCCACGACGCCCAACGCTTGCGGTATCAGTGCCAAACGAAGCCGCCCGCTCGGCATCCATCCACGCCTGAATTGCTTTCTGCTTGTTCTCTTCGGTCGGTAGCATGAAGTCATGCGTATCTGGCCCATATCCCTTGCTGTTGCCGCTGACTTCATAGCTAGGAACAATTACCGGCTGCCCTGTAGCTTTGTCTATCAGCGCAACGCTGCCATGACCCGCGCTGACCTTGTAATTTCTCAATCCGTCCCACAGTTGGCTTTGCAGCTTGTCATGGTTTGCCGAGATCACCGATGGAGGCAATTTCATCACATCGCTGACTTGCTTAATTTCCAGTGGCTTTTCAGCAATCTTGCGGCTGATTTCTTCCGTTTCCGCCTTTTCGTCATAGGCGAATGCCTTGGGTTTCGGCATGTCCTTTATGTCCATCGTCATGCGGGATGGCATTTCCTGACCATACAAGCGCATCGCCACTTGCTGCTTACGTGGGTCAACGCCTTCGACCACATACCTTGCAACCTTATCGCCATCGGCAATTTCAATGCCTGCTCCAGCGTACATCATCGTCCCAGTGCTGGCGACGATCACGGGCGTATCTGAATCCAGCGCCTGTTTCGCAGTGAAATACTTATCCGCTTTGAGCGCCGAGTATTCTTTGTCCAGCTTGGCTTTGAGTCGTGCCGCGCTCTGCGTATCCTTGTTTTTCAGGGCAGCGTAGCTACGCTTGACCTCTTGGAATTTCACAAAGCGCTGCGATGCCTCCGCCGTCCTTCCGGCGACTAGGCGCTCTTCCTTGGCTTTGTGATTAGCCTCGAATGCTTCGCGCGCTTGGTCTGGGTCGGCTGCCAGCATAATCATCATTTCATCACGGCTCACATTCCCCTGCTGGTTCATGTTTTCCACTTCGTTGCCGCCCTTCCAGACGGCATCCTGCCAGTCTTTCTTGGCTAAAATCGCCTGCAACCGATAGCCGTCGAAGCTACCTTTTGCCAGATATGCGTGAACTCTAACGCCCTCGTTTGTATTGCCCTGGCGTAAGCCACGCCCATTTCGCTGCTGCATGGATGCGGGCTCCCACGGCAAGTCGAGATGGTGAATATCCGAAGTGCCCTTTTGCAGATTCAGCCCCTCGCCCATCGTGGCCGTGTTGCCGATCACCACTTTCAGCTTGCGCGCGTTGAACGCATCGCAAATGCTTTGCCGCTTGGATGATGAGGATGCAACTTGCGCATTGATGATGCCGATCTGGTTGCGCGGGATACCGGACGCAACAAGCGCAGCGGCAATTTTCTCGTGAGAATCGACGTAATCAGAGAAAACAATCTGTCCGCCATCCTTCATATTCTTGATGATTTCCTGAGCACAGGTAATGTATTTCGGGCTTTTTGTTCCATCGTAATCGGGGTCAAGCAAGGATAGATCGACAGCGGCCTTGTTCATCTTGTCCATGATGCTGAAAATATGCGCGTCTCCGGTCGCATCTTTCCCTTTTGCTTCCGCCGCCAGTTCGCGCAATTCTGAATAGGCAGATTCTTGCTCCGCATCCATCGTAACCATGTGCGTGACATCCTGCCTCCCCGGCAGCTTCAATCCGACCTCATCCGCAGTTTGGCGATGAATATAGCGCTTCATGATCGCGCGGAGCTCATCCATATTTTGGAAGCCAGCAGTAATCAGCGCCTCTTCCATCTTTCCGCCTGTATCAAGCGCCATGCCATTTTCGAACTTGGCAAATCGGTCAAGGAACTCTTCGCTATTGCGTACGCCGATCTTCTCGAATGCTTCCGGCGCGACATGCGACAGCATGGCGTAAATCTCAATCGGGCTATTTTTGGTTGGCGTGGCCGTCAAGCCGTACACGTTCTTCCCATTTTGCTGATCGAGCAACCAGCGCGCCTTGAGGTTAAAATCAAGCGCACGCATTGATAGCCCGCCACCGCCCAGATACTTGGGCGACTCACCAAAGCGCGACTTGATCGCGCACAGGTTCTTTTGGTGATGGAATTCGTCATGAATCAGCGCATCCACCCCAAGGCCGTTGAAGTACGTCGCATCGGTACGAGAGTCTTTCCCGAATTCCTGACTCGCGCGCGCCTGTTCCCAGCTTTCGCGGATCTGCTTGGCGCGCTTATCGCCAGCATTGCCCAGCTTGTCGCCACGCTGCACCCAGAAATCCTTGCTGTTGTATTCACCCTTGGTGATTGGGTCTAGGTCAATTTCCTCAAATGACGGCTCGCTGCAAATGATGAAGTCGTATTCGTTTTGCTGAAGATCATGGTATTTACGCTTGCGCTCAGCGGCATTGTCATCCTTGCCTTTGAGAGAGCCATCAGCAAGTCGTTCAAAGCTTCCGCCGATGGTGAGCACCTTGCTCCCTGGGAACCATTTCTCGCACTCATCGAACCAGTTGGCGAGAACGGACTTCGGCACCACGATCATCGGACGTTTTGCCTGCCCAGTCGTTTTGAGCGTGCGCGCCAACATTAACGCCCGCGCTGTTTTACCCAGCCCGACATCAGCCGCAATGATTCCCTTGCCCGCGTTCAGCGCCCAGCGCAGCCCGCCCCACTGGTAGTCCTTCAATCCCTCGGTATTCATACCGGGAATATCCATAGGCTCATTCGAGAATTCCCGTTCAGCGAAGCCCCTGAATTTTCTGTTGTACAGGTCTTCGGCTATTTCGCGGTATTCCGGCGATGCGCAAAGCCAGTCTTTGAACTCCACGTTCAGGTCATCAATGATGTGCTTATCGTCTTTTCTCAGGCCGGTGCGGTTCAGGTACTTATCGAGGTGCGATTGCTCGCCATATCCATTTCCACCGGTGATCGCGTAAACGCCATCTTCGAACGTAACAACCACCGGGGGTAACTCTTTCTGCCACTTATTGCCGTTCTGGTTTCTTGATGTCAGGAATGCAGACAAAATTGACGTTGGCAAGAAAGCCGAGTTCACCTGGATAAATGCATCCTCCAATGAGACAGGAGCGATTGTTTCTGTCAGCATAGTTACTTGCTGTTCCAGCTTCTTGCGTTGCTCAGGTGCCAATCCCTCGCCAGACAGCGCCGCCTTCGCGAAATCTGCCTTAGCCCACAGATCGCCGGACAGGTAGATGTCTTTTGTTGTCCATTCGCCAGTCACTGGGTCAATGGCGTACTTCGGGGATCCATAAAGCTGGTCTAGCGCCTCTTCTCTATCTAGCTCCGCCGCCTTTGCCAGCCTGTCTACACCAACAGTCTCATGGTCATTAAGTAATGACTGAACCGTGGCCTCAAATGAGCCCATCTGCTGTTTAGCCACCTTGCCAGTTACCGCATCGGAGAGTTCGCCATTCGATTTAACCGCACCGATCAACCGGTACAGCGCCTTGTCCTGCTGCGCACCAAGTAATACGTCCTTGTTCTTCGATGGAATACCGTGCGCCTCAACCCATTCACGCAAGTCTTTTTCGAGGGCAGGACGATCAACGGCAGTCATGCCATCCATCAGCGCATCAATCCGCGCGGCGATGTCTTGCCCTTGTTTCAACGCTTCCGATTGCAGCACCTCGTCAATACGATGCCAACGTGGCGGATTACCCTGCAGCACATAAACTACGCCGTCCACCGTCTTGGTATCACCAACCTTTGAAGTGTCAGCATATGGGCGATTCATTGCACCGCCCATCACCATAGAACGTGCTTTCTCGTCACCACCAACAGCGGTCAGAATGTCAGTTACAGCCGGAATTTCCTTGCCGTCTTCCGGTGAAAACTCAGCGAGCGCTTCTGGCACGCCACTCATGGAACCTTCGACAGTAATGTCCGCACCCATACCGGCTTTTGCGCGCCAACCATCACCCATCTTGCCCAACACATTCTCCGCACCACGCCCGGTGAAGTATTTGCCCGCAAGGAACTCTTCGTCCCAGACGCCAAGTGCTTTTAAGTGATCTTGCTTGACTGCGGAAGATGACAGCGCACCGGCCACATCATCTGGAAACTTGCGGAACCACACCACGTCGGTTGTCACCTCAGTATGCGAATGCTCGAATGCAGTATTCGGCATACGCTGAGCACCAAGGAACTGCCCCTTGCGCAATAGCGCCTCACGCAACTTGCGATTTGTGCGCGAATCCATGATGCCAGTCGGCACGATCAGGCCGACAATACCGCCAGCCTTGCACTTATCCATCGCCGTGTCGCAGAAATACGCATCCGCCGTTTTCAAATTAGGCTTGTCGTCCTTAATCAGCGACCCGCGTAGTCCAAATGGCACATTGCCCAGCACGCCGTCATATTGACGCTCATCCTGAGTAGCGAATCGCTCGAGGCTGGCATTTGCAATCTCATGGCGATCACCATGCAGCGCTTTGGCTATTTTGGCCGATGTCTCGTCCATTTCAACGCCGGTCACTTTAGAATCTGCCGGCGCGGTATGCAAAAACACACCGGGGCCGCAGGATGGCTCAAGCACTTCACCCTTCACGCCGAGACGCTGCGCGACCAACCACATGGCACTTGCCACTTCGGGCAAGGTGTAGAACTCATTCAGAGAATCGCCACAGCCGCCATTGCCTGAGTATTGGCGCAGAATCGCTTTGTCTTCGTCTGAGTATTCTCCCCCACGGGCTACGATAGCGGCGGCTTGCGTATTCAGGTCACGGCGGGCTTGCTTGCTGATGCCGGCCTGCACCCCAAAAGGAAGCGATGCGTCAACATTGCCAACCTGGACAGATGCAAGATTAGAAATCCGCGCATCCTCGGCGGCCATTGCATCCGGCGTGCCGTCAGTTCGGCGCTCTAACAGGCGCTCGTAGCGGCTTTTCGACTCTTTTGCTACGGTTTTTTGTGGATTCTCTGCGGTAACAGGCTTCGAAATAGCAACTTCACCGGGCTTGAGGTGCTTTTCGCGGATGAACCAGCCGCCCAATTTCTTGAATGTGTAGGGGTCAATCTCCATCGCCTGATCTTTGGTCAGATCAGTACGCACAATCCCGCGCAAAGTCTTACCCCTGCCTGTGATGTGCTCAACAATAGCGTGCGGAACAACGATGTCCCCGGCATGGCTAGGCGCTACATGTTCGTTTTCTGCTTTTTTTTCGACATGTTTTTCCGATGTGTCGATTGAATCAACATGTTTTGGCGGTGCTGCGAATAGATCAGCTTGCGGCGCTGGCTCCGGCTTTATGTTGTCGAACATCGCCGCGACTTCAACAACAGACTTTCCGCCCAGCTTTCCCATTTCCTCAAAAATGCGCTGCTGTTGGCCGTCAGTCATTCCAGACATGAGGTGTGCGAGGTTGCCTAGCCCGCCATGCTTGATGATGAAAGCCTCTAGGCGTGCTGAATGCTTGTCCTTCTGGGGCTCTTCTGAGTTACCGAATAAATCTGGCTGCGCAGGCTTTTCAATGCGTACCTTCTGAATTCGAGTGTGTGCCTGCGTAAAATGCCCGCGCTTATCTACCGATGCGCCGACCTGCACGGGCATCTCGATCAACTGGAATTGCTCTGACTTGAAGAATAGGCACCGAACGGCACCGAGACGCGAGAATAGGGTTTGCATGGTGTCACCATCTAAGGGGTTCCCCTTATGGTGACATCACGACATAGCGGTTATAACTTGGAGATGATTTGTTCGTATTCGCGGACAATCGCACTCGCTGGTGCTATTTGCCTCTCGGTGAAAATTTCAGCCAGGCTACGGTAATACCACAGCGTTTCATCCTGACTCGCCGTGAATCGGTCAAATACCGATGCGCCGACCTCGACTAGATCAAGGTGGATAGACTGGATGTTGTGCAATTTGTCACAGGCCGAAACCAGCAGTGCATCGTCAGGCGTTTCTACCAAATGCGCCAAGTATGCCTCCTTGCGAACGCGCCACGGTGCTTTCTTCCCTGTTTTGGCATCCGGCGTACCATCAGTGCAGGCGCGAACGATAGACAATACGCGATCACCGAATTCCGCGATACGCACGGCCCACCCTTCGCCAGCATCTTCGAGAACATCATGCAGCAACGCGCCAATTTGCTGATCTTCATCGCCTCCATAGCGAGCTACCAGCGCAGCGACCGCGACGGGGTGAGTGATATATGGGATGCCAGTGCCTTTGCGCTCTTGCCCTTCGTGGGCTTCGGCAGCAACGGCTAACGCTTTTGTGAATCTTGGGGTCATTGTGTGCTTCCAGAAATGCGAAGCCGCCCGAAGGCGGCTTTGTTATGCGGGTTGAGCTTGCTTTTGGCTTTCTGCGATAGCCTGCTTGATATAGTCAGGCGCTGAATCTTGGGCATCCTGCAATCTTGCCTGCTTTTCTTTCAAATACTCAGGCGAAGAATCGCAATCGCTTCTAATTTCGCTGTACCCATCACCGCCATACTCGGGGGCTTTGCCGCCGCAGTAGTTCTTGGGATCCAGTTTTTTGCCGCTCATTGTTTTACCCTCCACACCACAATCATACTCTTCAGCAACGACTTGCGCAAAATCTCCTTGCTCTTCATGGCGGGCTCACCACTTTGCGAAATCAGAATTGGTTTTTCACCCTTTGCCACGTTGTTGTCTCTGAAAGACCATGCATCAACCATCTTCCTGACTTGATCGAACGCGGCCTCATTAGTGGTGTTCGACAGCACAATTTCAGGCGGCACAAAGCGGCCAGACTCTCCGCCATCGAGGAATCGTTTCACTGCGCGCTTACCCGCCTCCTGTCTTGGCAGGTGCATGTAGTGCGCTTCCGTCCGGTACCCAGACTTCTTGAATTTCTCGACATCGGCAATGGCCGACTTGGCTGTTTTCATGGTTTTGTCCAAAACCACGTTCAACCCCATGATGCGGGCGAAGTCTGCGACATGATCGAAAAGCTCGCCGGATTCCTCATGTACCTGGTGCGCATTCCATCCTTCATACTCTGGGAGCATCGACTTGATGTGATCGGCATCTAGCACAATACAGCGATCAGGCTCGTACACTTCGCCCTTGAATGAAGACTTGCCAGAACCGCCTCGACCACCAAGGATAATGAAAGCTGGCTGTTCGCCCTGCGGAGGGCGTGCCGCTTTGATTCTTTCGGGTGACAGCAAGCCCGGTATTTTTACGTCCTTGCCATTTTCATCCTTGCCCATCACGCCGTCGTACAAGATTTTCCGGTGAAGTTCCTGCCGCTCCGGCGTCCACTTGCCATCGGTCATGAACTTATCAAGCGTTTCCTCAATGTTTTTCAGCCGATCTTGAGCCGCTGCAATCTTCTCTTTCGTGTCGGATGGGAACTCAGCGATGATACTTTCCGGCGAAACGTCAGCCTGATCGTGCGACTTTGCATAGTCGGTGGCATTGAATGACTCAGCCGGAATCGGCTCTTGCTTGCCAAGCACAACCGGCTTTTTAGATTCATCATTTTTGGGCGGCTCTTCGCCTTCCGCAACTGGCTTTCCGTTTTCGCCGGGCGGTTTCTTTCCGCCACCGTCGCCGCGATCAGCCTTGAATCCGGTCACTTCATGCCAATGCACGTTATGCAATCGGCCAGATGCATCCTCTACCTGAGTTCCATCCTTGCCGATTGCTTTCACCTTGCCGCCACCGGAAAACTCGCCAGCCTTGAAATGGATTGTGTCACCCTCTTCGATATTGTGTGTTCCGTAGCCATGTGCAGAACCGCGAACGTCCTCGGCGTCGTGCGCCGTCGGTTCCTGTGGTGGCTGTTTGGCAGACGGGCGCGCAGCGGGCGCTGCCTGCATCTGTTTCATTCGCTTATCGTCATGTTCTTCAACGACAGTGCCATCCTTACGGGTGTATTGCTTGACGTGTGATTTCAGGAAAAGAATGCGCGGATTGGCTGATTTCACCATAACACGCGGTTTCGATGCTTGAAGAAGCTGATCTTGCACGCTGACTATCAGACTGCGTGTACTTTTTGTTTTATGGGACGGAATGGCAAAGCCTGCGCGCAACAGAACCTCTCTCGCCCTTTCGTAATCCATGTAGGTTAGCTGGTCAATTGCAGACCGCAGATCGCCATAATTCAAATAGTCGCGCAATTCATCCGCATCTTGTTTTGCCGAACGCTCACCGGCCTTAATTTCAGACTTCGTTTCGCCGCTAAACATATCCGGCGTGTAGTCTTCCGGCCTTTCCAAGGCTGCAACTGGAATATCTCGCTTTGGAGATGGCGGAACATTACGCGCAAACATATCGGCAGTTCGATCATCGTCTGCACGGCTAGTGCGCCTATTGAAATGCGCAGGCACAAACACGCCTTTCTTCGTTACATAGGCGCTGACATGCGACTTGAAAAATAAGATTTTCGTTTCCATTGTTTTATTGTCCCGTCACGATCAAAAAAGCGACTCATTAGCTTGGGACACCTTGCGCTGATGCAAGAATGCCGCCAAACCAGTGTCATCAAGCCCCTCGAATGAACTGCTCATCAACTCGCGCAAGGCGTATTTTGTTTTCAGACGCTCCCGCGCATTGCGCTCACTTGGGTGATCGGCGACCAAATCCATGAGCTCTACATCATTCTTTTGCCCAATGCGGTGAATTCGTCCCGCCCTTTGCGCATGTGTCATGGCCGTCATGGGACTGTCAAACTGCGTCAGCCACTGGCCTGACTGCAAGTTCGCCCCGGTTGCCCCAGCATCCGATGCAACCATGATGTCGTGCGTGCGGTCGCCCTTATCAGGATTGAACCCGCGAATCTTGGCTGATTTATCGACGGATGAATCGGCCCCAGTCAGCGTCATGACGCGGTGTCCATCTTTTTCGAGACGCGCTTTGATGTTCTGCACCGCCTCCAATGAGTGCGCGAATACCACGCCCGGCTTTCCCTTGCGCTCATTGGCGATGCTGGCAAGAGCATCAATCTTGGCCGAATCAGGGCTCGAATCAAGAATTGCCCGGACAGCAGAGCCCTTGATGATGCCGATGCTGGACGATAGCTCTTTGGCAATCGCCTCGTGCTCAGACTCAGGCGCATCTTTGAAGTGCTCAGGTGAGATTGCTTTCATCGCCTCGACATCAACCTTGCCCTCCATGCGCGCCATCCGCACGCGACCTAGATTCTTGTCCAGATCGGAAAGCGCCTTGATTTGGGATTCGGTTGGCTTTACTGCAATCTCTTTCTTGTCCGCACGTATCTTTGGTTCAATCTTGAATGGCAACACATGCCGGATAAGCTCGCGCTTCAACGCATCCTGCGCGCCTTGAGTATTCACGCCGTACCGGCGCATGAATGCCGCCGTGTCGCCGTAACGCTTGGGATCCATCTTTTTCATGATGTCAGCCGCCTCGGATAGGTCATTCTTGATGACATCGGCGGTGCTATGAATATAGAACTCGCTATTGGCAGACACAGAATCAACCACATTCGCCATTGCGGAATTCTCTTTTCCCGCACGATTGAGCGTGTTGTGCGCTTCATCGGCAGCCAGAAAGTCGTAATTGATACCCTCTTTTGCCATCACTCCCTTCATCCACGCGCTACGCTGCTCGGGCTGCATTGCCTCAAGACGCGCACTCATTGATGCCGCGTCAACGCCCGCATGTTGCGCGCCAAGGTGGAGCATGTCATCGCGGAAAGACTGGTGCGTCATAACCGTGAAGTGATGCTTAGGGTCTTTGTATGCGGCAATTCGCTCGTCGCGCGAAGCGCCCGGCTCACAGTGCCAGCTATATTTGCCAGGCTCCATGAAGCGCAGCGCCTCAGCGCCGATCTGCCCTTGAACAATTGACGGAACAAGGAATAGACCGCGCTTTGCCTTGCCTTGAGATTGCAGGTGCGAGAATGCCCCAAGCATCATTGCCGTTTTTCCGGCTCCGGTACCAGCCGCCAGCGCCACGCGCTTATTTTTCTCAATGATCTTGATCGCCCGTTGTCGCATCACCCCATCGGGGCCCGACATCGTTGGGCTGAACAATTTCAGCGGGCGTCCCGGCTTAAAGTTTTGCCCGACAACGGGCATCATTGCCGCAATGGTGCGCTCGGCAGCATGGCCTAACGTGTAACGTTCATCGGAAGATAGTGGTTTTTCAGCCTTGGCAGGCGTGTCGCCAAACATGTCAGGCTCTTGCTCGGTAGAGAAAAATCCCATTTGCGACTGGTTGAACGCTTCCTGCTCTTCCCTCGCGGCATCGAGCTTGTCACTCACACTACCGGCGGCATATTTCCCTTGGCTACGCTCGCGCAGGCCGTCGATCAATGCACGTTCTTTTGCTTCACGGGCTAACCTTGCCTTGGGGTCAACTGCGTCTAGGTGGTTCAAGTTGTTGCGCACCACTTGCCGCCCCAGCTTCAGCGGCGCGTTTGGATTGAGCTTGTTGTAATTCTCATGGAATGACTGCCCGACTTTCGAGCGGATTAAATCTTGCACCGACGCATAGGCATTTTCGTGCCCGTGCATGGCATCGGCATACTTCGCCCACGTCAGGGAAGATGCATTCACCTCTTCTGCCAGAGCGTCACGCTGGGATTTCCATGCCTGCCATTCTGGGTTTGAGGTTGTTTCGCCAAACATATCCCGAACTTCTTTTTCAGGCTCAATGTGCGCCATGCCGTCAAGGCGCTCGCGCAATATCTCGGCCTCGTCACTCTCATGGGCCACATTGGCATGAAAGAACTTGCGCAATGTCTGTTGATCGTCGGTTGTGAGTTCGCCAATCGGCTTGTATGCGGCTATACCTTCCGGGGTATCGGATAACGCGCGGTGTAGCGCATCTTGTGCCACGGCATCAGATTCGAAGTTTTGCCGCTGTATGGTCGCGATCTTTCCGCCGTACTCACGCTGCACAAAGCTATCGGCATAGTCATTGAACACGCCAGCCAAGTCTTCATTCCGCAGTAGCTTGCCGTCCTTGTCAGTACGAGCCGCGACTTCATCCAGTGCTTCGCGATAGGCTTCCGTATTACCCGACTTCTGAAAAAAGTCTGCCGACTGCAAGTCTTCAACTATCGCATCAGGCGAATCGCCATCCGCCGCACGACCGCCGATGTAATCCCTGATTGATTGCCGCATATCGCCTGATGGCTTGAACGGTCTGGCAAGTGTCGCGGCCACGCCGGGCTTTAAGTCCAACGCCAAGTCTGGCCGCTTCGCAAATCCTTGCGGCAACCAGTCATCCTCATCATGCTCACCGTTAAGGATGGCGAGCGTATTTCGCGTGCGGTCAAGCTCTTCGCGATCAACTGGCTTTGCCAGGCGGTCTAATCCGTCCGGCGTAATGGTCAACACCTGATTGCCGGCCACCCGGTCTATTGAGTAATCGCCACGCTGCAATCCGATGGCGCGCACCTGCCTAATTGCATCTTCGTCAGATACCTTGCCAAGCGGCACTTCCATCGACTTATCGGAGCGCCCGCCCTTGAGCGCCGTGACCAGCGCCGCATTGGCTTCCATTTCGCCCAGCGCCGTCCCGAGTATCTTGTGCGCCTGTTCAACAGCCGCTTTTCGACGATGTAGCAACTCTCGCGCCGCTTCAAAATCAGCGCCGTGACTGGCTTCTCCAAGCCCGATTTCCTTCGCAGCATCGTGCAACTCTTGCGCTTCCTGCATGGCCTCTTTCGAGGTTTCCATGTAGTGATGCAGGTGAAAATCTTCCATGCCAGACGTCAACTTGTCCATTTCATCGGCTGGTAGATCGGCGTGTAAGCGGCGCGCCAATACCTGCGCCGCCCCCTCAACACCAAGCACATCGACAACAGAGCGGTCTATCAGCGCAGCGCCACCAGCAGTAAGCGCCAAGGCGTTGATCGAGTTGAATGCGCCAGCACCGATATGTCGGCGCATTGCCTTTTCTGGCTCGTCCGCCTCTTTGTCTATCGTGGACAGGAATGCCTTGGTGCGGATGGTGCGCAAGTCATTCTCAATATCGGCCTGAATGTCAGAATCTTCCGGTGCGGACACCTCAAGGTTGTACGCCTTGACCTCTTTTGCCTCGTCAATGTCTTTGTTCGCTGCTTGAGCGGCCTTTTGCACCGCCTTCCATTCCTTTTGAGCTTTGATGAGCTCAACCGCATCTGATGCGGATGCCAGCGTAGCTTTGATGCTTGATGCTATCGGTTCACGAATCGTCTCAAGCTCAGACTTGATCTGCCGGGCAGTATCGCCACGCGCTTTAATCGCAGATCGTTGCGCCTCCGACATGATCGACTGCCTTGATTCTTTCTTCCCGGCAGCCTCTTGCTGAATTTCCTCTTGCGTTGCCCCGTTGGCGGCAGCACGTTCCGCGTAGTGCGCTGAGAATCCAAGCCCGCTCATGCTCTGAGGGTGCGCATCATCCAAGTCTGAAATATTGAGTTTGGCAGAATCTGAATGCTCATTCGGCTCAACCGATACGCCGCCCGCCTCTTCGCGCGCCATCGCGTCAGTCAGCAAGTTCTGATGCTGTAACTCGACAGCCGCATTAGCCCGTTTCAGTAGTTCGCTATGGTGGCGGTGTTCAATCTTTTGCTTTGTGGCATCGGATACGTTTTCAGGTATCTTGGGCTCAAGGTCTTCCGCCTTCCACCCCATCTTGTCGGCAACTTTTTGCACGAAAGCCTTGTCGGCCATTCGCCTTTGCGACTGCACGGACTCGCGCGCCTGTTTTTTGCCGTGATCGATACCCAGTTCTTTATCTCGCGCACGCTGTTGTTTTTTCGCATCGCGCTTAGTCTTTGCGCTTTCCGCTGCGTGCTCTTTGTAGCTGGACTCTGGTTTAAGCCCGCGCAACTTGAGGTAGTTCAGCTTGCCGCCGGCCCCGCCGATGACGTGAAATACTCCCGAGCCATGCTGCGCCTCCTGCACCATCACGGGCACACCAGTCGAGCCAGCGCCGTTTGGGTGAACAGTGATCCAGCGTTGACCAGGCGCAAGCGCCTTAACCAGAAGGTCATCATCAACGAATGAAAACTGCGCACCAGTAAGTTCGTGGCGATTGCCATTTGGGAAAATCAGGCTGATCGACTTAATCATCCGCCCATTAGCAGCCTTCGCTTTTTCGACAAAGGCATCCACTGGAATGGCGGTGATCGGCCCAAGGAAACGCGGGTCATCATAGTGCTTGAGATAAGCGGCGCGGGCATCATCTTCCGATGCAAAGTTCAACATGCACTTGTCTTCATCGTAGTGCGCCCAGTCGCCATACTTGCGCTGATGCACCACATAGACTGTATCGGCATTCTCATCAGGGCCGATGTACACATCAACCTGATCACCATCGCTTCCCTCGGTCGAATTGATGTACCCGTATGCGAAAAGCATCTTGGTTTTCCAGCCATTACCTTTGCGGATAGATCCGGGCTCGTTTTCAATCGAGATAGTCAGCCCGTGCCATGCCATCTTTCGCTTGGCATAGTTTCCGGCCTCGGCCTGCGCTGGAGTAGGAGTCTCTGTTAATTCACCCCCATCTATCGCCTTGACCAATTCGGCCAAATAGCGGATAGTGTCGTCTTGGGGCCAGCCAATACCTGTGTGTGCCCCGCCAAGCTCGAAAGAGCCTGCCAATGGCGTGCAGTGCAAATTGGTAAACATGGTGGAATCATCGGTTTGCAATGATGATTCAAACGAAGCCCCAACAGACTTCCTGATTGGGGATTCGACTTTTTTGACTTCAATTCCACGCATCTTGGCTGGCCTGTATCCTCCCTTATCAGATGGCGCAGTTAATCTCTTGAATTCATCGTGTGGCCAATAATGATATGAGCGGAAGCGATACTCTTTTTCGTCAGGACGCCATTCCAAAACAACCACATCGTGATCGCCATGCACAACACGTTCTATAAATAAATCTCTTGAACCGTTTTCAAGCACAACACCAGGGTTAGCCAGCGTATCAATGATCGCGCTCATACGCTGTGCGCGCTCAGGCCAAAATACGCGCTTTTCATTTACCGTCTTTGTATAAGCGTGCCATTGGTTATCATTCATATTAACCCTGACACGACGCAAGCCGCCTTTACGCTTAATAACTATCGACCAATTACCGGCAATATGATCGGCGTAATACTGCTTCGCTTCAGACAATGATTGAATATGAGAAGAAGGAGGCAACCATGCTGAATAATCGCCATCAACAGGGGCTGATATAAACCTGCCAGTTGTTTTGGCGTGGTATGGATTGCCTTGAGATTTGGCAAGCGTAAGAGAATCGAAGTCGGTAGCATTCATGCCGCCCATAGTGAAGTCACGACACTGGCTAGGTTGCGCCAACAAAGTCCCTGAAAAATTCACCTCTTACCCAATGCGCGCGGTGTTTTTCCATTATATCGGCCTCATACCGTCCGGCATCATTTACCTGGCACTTCAATAGCAGTTGCCCAGATTGCCCGAACTGATTTGTAAAATGGCGGAACCTATCGTTATGATCCTCGCTTGTCGTGCTCCCGAACTTCAATAGTCCGTTGCTCATTTTTGCGATGTAAAACCATCCAGGCTTCCCAGAGGTTTTACCGCTCTTCGCCAATTTGATGTTTGTTGCTGGGCTTGCTCTATATTTGCGGGTCAACCCGTCCGACATTTTCTTGCAGTGCTCTTGCGTCATTTTTCGCTTTGACCACGGAGCATTTCCGTTTTGTTGCCACGCGCTGATTCGCCCTCGCGTTTCTTCGGAGACTTCCCTTCCGGTCATGCGGATACGCGTCTTCTCTATCGCGCAACACATCAACCCCTTGCCATCAGAGATTATGCCTCTTGCCATAACCTCGAAGGTTTTGCCGTGAGCTGGACATTTAACGGTGATTTTATTGTCTGTTCCGCGATATTCGCCAACCAACTCATAACCCAGCGCGGCAATGCGCTTCCGCACTTCCTCAACAGTCAATGCCGAGCTCTCAATGCCACAGCATTTCATGCCCTGCCCACGGAATATATTGGCTGGCATTACTTCATCCACAAAGCCATGGCGCTTGCATTCGACAGCAACTTTGGTATGCGCATTCTTGTAGCTGGCACGCAACACAAACCCATGCGCCACGAACCTCGCTTCAGCCTCGAATTGCGTCAATTTTTTACCGGCTGCCATGCCTATCCTTTCTTTTTGGCAAAATGCTCTTTTAGCCACTCCGAGAACTTGGGGTCGTCGTTTGGTTTCGCCGATGCAACCTCGACAAACCGCCCCCTGCAATGCGGGTGTATTGCCCCTGGAACAATCTTTGCCAATTCAGAATCGCCACGCTTAACCAACTGACCGCCAACTCGCCTATACGGGGATGATGAACGGGTGTGATTATCCTTGCCAGACCAGACCTCAGTATCCCAGTTTTTATTGGGCTTGTCAGGCGGCACAACCGTCATGATTGTGCCATCGATCTTGCGGCAGAAGTCACACGCACCGGCATATTGCTCCATGCGTTTTACCTTCGTTCCCGCTTTGAGCGAACCGATGAACCCGTTTCCGCTCATGTTGGCGGCCTCGGTGAGCGCAATTCTGCGCCAATCCTTGTTGAGTACAGCGAATTCGTCCAGCAACTTTCCTTCCAAGTTGCGCTTCGCCATTGCCGACGGCACGCCTTCGAACTCTTCTTTCTTCCAGTTGACCACCGCAAGCTTCATTCTGACGCGCGACGACTCAGTTACGTTCGCCACATACTGACAGCAACGGTGTTGCCCAAAGTCTATGGCGGCCTTTTGCGCCGATGTCATGCCGAAATCGCGTTGGATTATATTGAGATCAACAGGCATTTTCGCCGCCGCTGCGCCAGCCGCGACCGCCGCCATTTCCGGCATGTGCTTTTGAACCCGCCCCATCATGGATGCGCGAGTGACTTGCCACTTGGCATCGTCCATCATCACATCCTGGGGAAGGTATTTCTGGACAAGGTAATCGACGACCATCATCCAGTCATCAAGGGTAAATACCTCCGGTGGGAGCGCTTCAAGGTACAGCTTGGCACCTTCAAGCTCATCTTTTCCCCAGCGGACAAACATCTTTGGCTTGGGAACAGGTGTTTTGCTCGGCTTGTGAAAGCCGCCCTTAATCCACTTCATCAGCTCGGCGAGAATCTTGCCAAGGCGATCTAGCCCGAACGATGTCCACTTCTCGATGAGATCACGAATAAATGGCGACTCATGAGGACGCCAAATGTCGTGGTCATCATCATGCAGCGCCTTGTGCATGTCTTCCAGAACAGAATCAGATGCGCAGCAGGACAGCGGGCCGATGTCGATAAGCAGAGGGGTTCTATTCATGTGGCCGTGGCAGCGTCATCAATTAAACTCAACCCACGCCACGGAAATCATCAAGCGCCTATTGTTCGTAGTAACCGATGCCGCGTGCCAGATCACCACACCTTCACCAGGTCGCAGAATAATCTCTTCGTGTTCCGATGTGACGTTAAAAGTATCAACCAACGGGTTCCGGCTCCCACCGGCGCCGACTGCCGAATCCATTGTTTGATAAAAATTCGCATCAATAGTAGCACCCAGCGACGCCACCGCAGTAGCCCAGGCATCAGCTACCTCGCCTTGATTGGTATTGAAGGTAGAGTCGATACTGGCCGGAGTTATCAGCGCGCTGCTATTGATACCAGTGAAAGTAAAGCGGCTTAGACGTAACTCTCCGACCGCTTGATCTATCGCCGTTGCCGCAAACTGAGAGCGTATCTTGATGTTGGAAATTTGCATCTTAATCGTTGATGCCACAGGGTTGTATAACCATAGGAACCCGGTCGTAATTCCATCTTGCGCATCAATTGGTACGATTGCCACAGGGGATTGCGCCTTGAATACGCCAACAATATCCCGTTTATCAACGACTACGACCATATCCTCGTGTACGGTATTCGCGCCAATCACTCGCGTCTGTGTACGTTTCATTTTTCCGCTATGCCATCTGTCTTCGGGGAGTTGTATTTTGCTCGCAACTGGGGCGGTCATAATTTGCTCCTGTTCGTTTGTTTAAAGTATTGAAATATCTTGCGGCTTGCGCGCCTCGGTAAGCGCAGCGATCAGAGCTTGATGCATGGCGGCCATGTCGCCATTTTTCTCGCTCATCATGGCAATGGCAGCGCACAATCCCTGAAACTGTGCGGCCTGACTGTCTTTGAGCTGGGCAATCGCGACCACAACATCGGTTGCCATTGCGGCCTGAGCACGAATCACCGCATCCAGTAAATTGCTCATGGTGCGCAGAGTTTCATTCAACGGGTGATTTTCTGGCGTGACTGGAACAGCAGGAACGCTAATCAGTGCCTTTTCTAGAGTTTCGGCATCGTCACTAGCGCCAAGATCATAATCCTCAATCTTGCCTCGCACGAAAACCCGCTTGCCGTTCTCGTCTTCCATGATCGAGCCGTCTTCACCGCGATCAACGATAGTCATCTTGCGCTCAGCCCGAGCCCGGTGCGCGATGTAACCGCCCCACTCGACTTGATGCTCGCCGCCACCGTCAGCATCAACAAGCATTCCATGCTTACCGATACCGGCCACCACGCCATGATGCGGGCCGCCATGTTCAGGATGCTTGTAATAAATGGAATCACCGGTCAGGACGCTTGGCTTGTTCGGCTCTTCGGCATCAGGCTTGATGCTGGTTACGGGCTTCAAATTCTTCATAGGTCGCCCAAGCGGTAGATCACTGTCTCGCGCGTGCCGAAATCAAGCGGCTCATCGGCTACCGGGAACGACTTCGCGAGCGGCTTCTTTTGCTTTTCGTCGTCAGATTCCCCAGCATCGCCATCAGCAGCTTGCTCGGGAGCTTTCCCTTGTTGATCGTCACTGCCGCCCTGCTTGTCGTCATTCCCACCGGCATCATTGCCTCCTTGCTGCCCAAAATCCTCGCCCTTGTCCTTGCCGCCAAATCCTTCCGGCACATCCTTGCCCCGCTGCTCTTCACCGCTTGGCTGCGCTTGCCCGCCAAAGTCTTTGGGTTGCTCTTGCTGCATCAATGCTTGCCACGGCCCAACCAGTGAAGGATTCAACGGTGCATCGCCCAATGGGCCATCCATCTTGTCGTAACCCTCTTCGGCGCGCATTTCGTTCACAGTGAGAATCTTGCCGGCGCGCTCTTCTTTGACCTTCGCATCCTCTTCATCGAGGCCAGCCCAGCGGAACACGTACTTGTCCGAAAAGTCGCAAGTGATGTAGTCAGTGAAGAGGTTTTCAAAATAGGACAGCAGCGGGCGCAAGCCCTTGTCCTTGGAATCTGCCAGCTTTTCAGCGGTATCAGAGCCGTTCAATGGCGAGGAATTGCCGCCCGAGAACGAATCGAAGTTGATTTCGCTTGGGCTCATGCCATAAATGGCGCAGATCAATGAGGATAAAAACGTCATCCACTTGCTAAAGTGCATTTCGTCGTAATCGACGCCAAACTTCTCGAACGATGCCTTGCTTTCCTGATCTTTGGACACCAGCACCGGCACAGACCATTGGCTATTCACGCCCTTGACCATCGAATTCCAGTAACGGCGGAATGCAACCAAGTCTTCTTGCGTGTAGTCACCAGACAGATGCAGCACGCCCTTGGGGATGGCGTTTTTATCGAATCCGGTGATGTTGTGCGTCATGGCATTCAGGAAGCCAGTTACAACGCGCACCAGCAACTCGGTTTCACCCAGCCCATACCCGCCGACAATGATGTCAGAGCGCGGATTGCGCGGCTCATAGATCAGATCGTCGTAGGTGTACGCAGTTTTGACCGTTCCCATCACTACCTGCAGCGCGAAAATGTCATCATCGCCCTTGTACCCACCCTCGGGCGTTAGACGAATCGTTGCACCGTCAACCGTAGCCAAGCCATCTATGCCGCGGCTACGATCACGCTTCATTTCTGTCTCAATCGCGCACGAATCCATCACGAGAGAATCACGCACCGCCTTACCCATCATCCCGGAGAAGCTATCGCGGCGCAGTTTCTTGCGAGCGCGTGGGTTGAATTCCCAGCCGCAATTCGAGAAAAAGCGGTTGAGCATCTTGATAGATTCTTGCTCGCTTTGGCTTATTTGGTGGTCTTTGTCGATATGCTTGACGGCGAATCCCAGTCCAGTGCCGCCTTCCTGCACGCGGCAAAAGCGTTGCGCCTGGCGGATTCTGGTCATTATTACGGCATTCAGCACAGGGGTTTGGTCAACCATCCCACGCAGCGCGTCAAAACTCATTGACGCAGGCTTTTCCCAATACTCGCCATGCATTCCCAGTTGCCGATCATCTAGCTTGACCGATTGCACACCGGGCTTGCCTTGATTCTTACCGGGGAATGGAACGATGTTTTGGGAGATCGACTTGTTCATGTCGGCGAATTCCATGATTTGCCCGATGGTTTCCATCGACAAAACACTAGTCGGCATGGCCGCCTGCTGCAATTCTGCGAGCGCGTCAGTACGCTCGCCTTGCGGTGCATTCGGGTCAAAGGCTACTTTGCGGGCAATATCACTCATGCCCGCATTGTCGCGTCACGACAATTTAGCAGAGCTTTACAGGGGAATACAGATCAACAGTTACGAATACTACTTGGCAATAAACATTCCACAACCCACATCATTCTCTCCTACCTGCATCCCGAAATTCTCGCCACACAATTTGGTTTCACGGTCGAATGCCGAACAGCGCCCACATGTGCCAAGTGCGGATATTTCAGCCGCGACATTCGCCGCCACCTTGTTTGCGTCTGGAATGAAGATTTCAGAAGGATTGCGCCCGATCAGCAGACCGAACGCCCGAGACAGTCCGTCCACCTGATCGTCATACGTGCCATTGGGGAACACTCTAAGTTCAGCTATCAGCGCATCGTTCCACGGCGCTTTCAGCATAAGCACATTGCCGACGTTCACCTGACTTGCCAAAGGCTCAGCGCGCGTTTCCTTGCTACCCGTTTCCGTGGATGAATGGACGCGGTACCCGACAAGCTGCCGTATCAGGTATTTCACCTGAGTTACACCGGCCTGTCCTGGGTCTTGCGGGATGGATTGCTTGCACTCGTACCCGTCGCGCTTCGCAGCATTGGACAAAGCCTTATCGCGATCATCCGGCCCAACTCGAATCCGCACCATATCGCCGATAAGCAACCGGCCATCGCCAAGTTTCCCCAGCTTAGCGCCCGCAGTCCAGTCACCAGATGTTGTGCTGGCAAAGTCCCACCCGCGCACCCATTCAATCGACTCAATCGGCAACGCATCAATTATCTGGATGTTGTCAGGCTTGAATAGATCACCCTCAAGCGGAGATGGCCGCTGCTGATACAAGGCATTCCATGTGCGCTGATTCTGTTCGAACTGCGCCCAGTGTTTACGGTCAAACCATTCCGGCCACAGGTATTCGCCAATCTTGCGTCCAAGTGGGTCATTTGCGACTTCGCACTTCGCTTGCAGGCAGATAATTTCCCACTCGTTGCCATCTTTGCAGAGGATATTGCCACTTTCCCCATTCCAGCCATCGGGAAGGATGCGACCGGACAAATCGTCTTCGTGCCACCGTGTCTGAATGATAACAATCCATCCGCCAGGTATGAGGCGGGTTTTTAGGTCATCTTCGTATGCATCCCACGTCTTTTGCCGGATAGTTTCGGAATTGGCCTGCTCGCGCCCCTTGATCGGGTCATCGATGATGATGCCGTGCGCACGATTACCCGTGATGCCAGACAAAATACCGCACGCCATGTACTCGCTGCCATTGGTCAAGGCAAATTCATGGGCGGCCTGCGACTCATTGGCCAACCCTGCGCCAAAAATCCCCTTGTAGCGCCGCTGCTTGATGATCGAACGGGTACGGCGGCCCATCTTCCGCGCCAGATCATCGCCATAACTGGCAAGAATCAGTTTGCGGTTTGGCTTCTTGCCAAGAAATCGCGAGGGGAATACCACAGAGGCATAGGTACTCTTAGCCGAGCCCGGCGGCATAAACACCATCATGCGACCGTGCGGCGTCTCGCTGACCTCTTCCAGCTTGGTCAGTAGCAAGCGATGGTGGTGCGCCAGCGATGTTTCTACCGGCTTAAAACATTCCTCATCGGGGTCATCACCAACAGGTTTGCCGGGAACATCAATAGCCGTGACATAACTAAGGATGCTCTCTCTCGCCTTGCGACGGATAACAACCTCCTTAGCCGCGAGCGATTTCGAGTAGTTCATCGTCGGTCAGGTCTTGGATATGTCTTGGGTCGCTATTGCCGGGATTGTTCAGTGCGCCAGCCCCATTAGGCTTGGTAGTCAGAGTGAGGATGTCCATACCCATCTTGCCGGACTGGTTGACCGCCATAGATGCGGCAATCGCCCCTTTGACATCATCATCGGTAAGAGTTTGCAGCTTGGAAAGCTTCTCGTGCGTTCTCTCACTGATAAGCTTTGCCGTATTCGCCCCAGCCACAGCGGCGTCACTCAGGGATTCGGAAATCATCAATAACCGTTGTGCGAGGTTAAGCGCGGATATTTGCGCGGAAACGGGCAAACTCTTTTTTGCCTTTTCCACTTCAACTATTTGATTTGCAACTTTTTTGATCTGCGCGGATTGCGCGGATATTTTTTCGCGCACCGTGCTTTCACCCACACCAAATTCGCGCGCCAAAGAGCGCAGGCTTTCACCGTCAAGATGACGACGCCCGACCTCTTCCCATTGCTTTTCCGTCAGTTTTGATTTTCTACCCATGACCTACCATAGCCTCACGACTACGCTTCCTCCGACTCACCAAACAGATCATCACAATCTGAACGGCTCTTTTCCGCCTTGCGCGGGTTGTCCCTGCGTTCTTTGACCGCATCTTCATCCAGCATCACCACTATGGCGTGCGGGCTCATTGGGGAGCGCTCAGGGTTCTTGGCGCACTTTAGATACGACCTTGAGCCATTCGGGAAGCGATGCCCACAAAAGCACAGCTTGGATGCCCGCCACCCCACGGCGTCCACTTCGCAGTTAGGGCAGCGAATTCGCTTCTCCCCTTGCTTTGTGGTGTATTTTTCCAGCCGCCCGCTTCCGCAGGTTCTGCAAAGGTGATCTATTTTCTCGACATCCATGCGCTTACCTTCCTTACAGCAAGCGCATCTGCGCAAAAATATAATCGGGCACGCCTGGCGGCATGAATGAAATCGCAGCCTTGTGGCTTTTCCGTATCGGAGCCATCGCGGCCTCGGCGGTATCGGCAACAACGCCAATCTGGATTCTTCCGGCCTTGGCAACAAATACACCAACGGCATGGAGCGCCCGCGCATGGATGGGAGGCTTACCCTTGGCATTGCGCCCGAGCATGTATTCCCTCTCCCGGTTGTAGCAGGACACACAGATACGGGCATGAATCAGGCGCTTGTCAGTTCCGCCACACCGGCAGCACAGCTTTTGCGGCAGGCTATAGATGATTTGCTCACCCGCATGGGCCGCGCCAAGCTCACAGCCAGTACATACCGAACCAGAGCAGTTGCTCTTATGCCGCTTGTACTGAGCTGCGCAACTCGTCACCGATAGCGTGCCGCGCTGCTTTTCACAATTGAAGTACATGCCGGGCGCGTATTCAACGTTGAAATAAGACACTGCAATGACCATGACTCCCCCTTTTTAACCCGTTAAACGCCAAACCTCCGAACCCAGATGTCGCGACATGATGCACAGCACCACCGCCCGCCACTTGTATCCTCCCCACACTCACGGCACTCATACTCAAGCGGAATTTCTGTTGTTGCCGCTGCGTGCGCTTTGGCTATTTGCCGATCCCTCTCGTCTTGCTCGTACTTTTCTGCCGATTCAGCTTCGTCTGCCATCACAACCCCTTTTAAGTTTTCCGAATCTCAATGCCATGCAATAGCTTTACTCAAAAATCTCCCTATCCCAGCCACCGCCATTCTTTTTTGCCCTTGGCGTAACAGCCATAAAGCGGAATGGGTACATTTCAGCCGCCACTTTGATCTTGACTCGCGCATCGTCTTGCCAAAACCCTTTGACCTCATGCATTTCGAGCACACCAGTGCTAAACATCACAGCGAAGTCTGGCGAGTAAAAGCATCCGTCTGCAAGGCGCAGCTTCACACCCTCAAATCGATACCAGACAATCTCGCCGGCTGCTTTAAGCATTTCCAAGTGCAGCCTGTAAGCTGCCTCGGTCTTGTTCATTTCTCCCACCTTCAACCTACCGAGAGCCTGCATTTTTGTTAAAGCGCTCATTTCCCATGCCCTAGTGTTTGTTTTTTAGCCTCGGCCAACTTCTCGGCCCAAGCCTGCTCAACCAATGTTTTCACCCGATCTACCCGCTCCCTGCCGTATTTCTTCATCCACCATTCCAAATATCCAGCGCGCATCGTCTTGGTTGGCACATGTAAAACGAAGCGAGCAAGGCAACAATCTCGTCCA